ACATCAATGGACTATATGCACCGTAACTCATAGATTATGCAAATACATTAAAACTACCAGTTGTTATGGTTGTGCATAGTGGGCCAAGGACATCGCCTACACGAGCCACCGGTAACCCACCAATCAATACTGTGGGATTACCAGAGATAACTCCACAAACATGGATTTTTTTACCGATCAAATGTGGGCAGCAACGGCTGCCCACAGTAGCAACAGGTCGGCCATTTACTAATACTGTTGGATTCCCTGTTAGAATTACTGGCATTCCAGGATGTATGACTCCTACGTCTCCAACAGATGCAACTGGCCTCATTATATGATCCTTTGATTATCCAGTAATAATCGATCTTGAAATTGGCACAATACCTGTTGTGGCCTGGTACCAGTTGGTGCGAACATCCTCGCGTGTTTCGGCGATCATTACTATGTTGTTAGTATTTAGCCGTACATCTTGCTCCATTTTTGCACTAAACAGGCCTGGCATCATTTGCAAGCCATTAGGGCTAAGAGCGCACAAGATAGGGTGAGAAACAATCAAGTGATCGTCGGAGATGGAAACAATCTTAGCGACAATTTCCTCGCCTGTGGTCATCTTGAATGTATAAATTTGGTTTGCTGATGGTGTAGTCATGTATTAATTTAGTTCAATCGTTGCCGTAGCTCTGTAAAACCGCCCACGTATTCATTGTCCAAAAAGATTTGTGGTAGGGTGCGGGCTGTTGGTACCGCCTCTAACAGTTGTTCCCGCGTCCAGTCTTGCATGATGTTGCGTTCTTCATAATCAATTCCACGGGCTTCCAACAGCGCCTTGGCTTGTACACAATAAGTGCATTGGTCTTTGCTCCATACAATAGCTTGCATTTGTTTTTCCTTATTATAAATTGGGTAACTGATCGTAATCTATCGAGTCAGACATAATACCTATCACGTAGTTGGTACTTTCAGATTCTTGTAGTGCTGTTTGTTTCTTAGATGTATCGCTGTGCTTGTTGAACCAAGGGATCGGGGTCGACCTAGGTGCTGACTCAAGATACTTGATGCCAATATCCTTCAAGGCACCGACTGCGGTATAGTCCACAAAGTCCTTAAGGATGTTTGCGTTGAGCCCAATCACCGGGCCGCGATTAAACAAGTAGTCAGCCCATTCTTTTTCTTCTCTTACCACATCCAGGTACAACTGGTACACATCATGCTCGCATTCAGCTTTGATAGCAGCAAACCTGGGATCTTCCTTGATCACTTGATTGATAATGTACGCAGTCCAGCCCTTGTGCAGCAGCTCGTCCTGTAGGATGAGGCCAATGATGTTACCGTTACCGATAAAGATCTTGTTCTCTACCATGGCCAGGCTGGTAGCAAACGACACCATAAACCTGAATGCTTCCAGTGCGTAGCTGGCATGCAGGGCCATCCAAATTGCCCTGACATGTTCAGTTTCGTCGACTGGCTGTCCTAGCTCCTTTGCACAGTTTACACGGTGCAAGTCGTTGTAGTACCGTCCCACACTGCTAGCCATGTCTATGATGGCTTGGGTGTCGTGGATTGTATTAAACACATCCTTGGGCACATTATAGATGTTACGAATAATGTGACTGTAGCTCTTGCTATGGATGTTGGTTTCAAAGAATGTCCAGTTGTAGATCAGGGCCTCTAACTCGGGCAAACTAACAACAGGCATGAATACCTGGCTAGGTGCTCGACCCTGCAAGCTATCCAATGCCGTTTGCCTGAGTAAGTTGCTGGTGAAAATATGCTTTACTGATTCGCTAGCGTCTTTGAAGTCGTTGGCATCCTTGCTTAGACTAATCTCTTCAGGTTGCCAAAAGAACCCACGTGCAGTTTCTTCGAACTTGGCAATCTTGGGATACTTGACTTCTTCAAACCTCTGTATAGTCACAGGGCCAGCCGGGTCCAGGAACATCGTCCGATTAAGATAGTCTGTTTTAGTTTTTAAATCATATTGTTGTCTTGACATTTTACCAGTGCCTGATTGTGTTGGCTATAATAAAGCCACAAGTTATAACATGTATTATAACCCAAAACGTCTTGAAAAACAAGGCTATTCGGGCTTCCCGAAGAGTTAATATAGGCACACCCGGACGATCATGGTCTGACTCGCCCATCAAATGCCCGGTGGCTCGTGCCCAGATTTTTTCAAGACTGTTCATGTTTTATCTTAGTTGCCGGGTGGGTTTTGGATGGGCAGACTTACTGGGTATTTCGAGCAAGCATCGGGATTGCCCTGTCCTGCTTCGGTTAAGAATGTGGTTGCTGCAGGTACTTGCCCGGTCGGGCATGAACATACTGCTATACCATCAGCCCCTTTAAGGCAATTCCAACTAAAACAGTTGCTAGATTTATTCCCAAGATTCAAACTAGCATCACATTTTTGTAGCGTTGCTTTCATATCTTTTGGCTTTTTGCTAAAGTCACTAGCCTCTTGTGGGTAGACAAGTTTAGGAGCAAATAAACTCCAAACGTGCTTATCATCTGTAGCGGTGCAAGACCCTTGCATATTACCTGCTGTGGTGTCGGCAATTGCACGTCCTTTAAGTATTGGGCAACGGCATTCTACCTCTGGATAGGTTATGCCAGAGGTGCCGGTAATTGTTTTTCCGGTGGGCTTGCAAGTTGATGCTGCACACAATGCATAGTGCCCGTCACAGATGGTAATGCCTTTGGTTTGTGCTTGTGCATTAAACGCTAAAATAAATCCTAATATAACTAATAATTTTTTCATTTCAATTTTCCTTTGTTAAATTATTATATATTTTTTGATAGTCCATTATAATTTGCAGGCCAAACAATCTTCCTCGTCATCAAAATCAATTTGTTCAAGTGGCATATTTGGAGGCGTTTCTGCATCCATTTTGCTACCTTGTTTATCGAGAAGTGAGTAGTACATTGTCTTCAACCCCCATAAATGTGCTTGCATTAAATTCTTAGCAATTAAAGTAGATGGCACTTTGCGATCCGGGAAATGCTTTGGCGAATAAAATGTATTAGTACTTATGCTTTGATCCACATATGCTGCAAGTACCGCAGCAGTTTTCAAGTACCCGTCGCAGTCAGTTTGATCCCACATCAGTTGGTATTTGTTTTTTAATTTGTGGTACTCCGGAACCACTTGTGTAAACGATCCCGCTTTGCTTTCTTTTACACTAATCAAGCTCATGGGCATTTCAATGCCATTGGTGCTGTTGATAACCACACTGCTAGATTCCACAGGAGCAATGGCCATAAGTGTAGCATTGCGTACACCGTACTGCTTCATGTTGCTGCGCAGTGTCTCCCAGTCAAGCTCGGGTGCAAAGTTTGCCAACTCATTGACTCCTGCGGCACGTAGTTCCCAGGGGAAGGTGCCTTGTCCGTACCGTGTTTTATCGCTGTGCAGGCAAGGGCCACGTTCCCGAGCCAGTTCCACAGTGGCTTCGGTCAAGTAGTACGCCAAGTGCTCCATCCAGGATTTGACTTCTTGGAGTGCATCTTTCTCCCCATACTTGTGGCCGCGTTTGGCATGCCAGTAGGCCAGATTAGTAACACCAATGCCCAGGGGTTGAATCTCATCATTGCTTAGTTTACTCTGAATGCTCAAGAAATCTTGATAATCCAGTATATTACAGAGGCTACGCTGTAAGATGCGGCAAGCCCGGCGCATGTCTTCAGGATTACGGAACGCACCCCAGTTGATACTTCCGAGTGTGCAAAGAGCAATACGGCCAGCATCATCGTCGAGGCGCTTGAAAGATTTAGTAGGTAATAGAATTTCACAACATAAGTTACTCTGGTATATGGTATGATACTCAGGATCAAATGGACCTTGATTCATAACATTGTCAATGAATACAAGATAGATACGTCCAGTATCGGTGCGCTCTTTAAGAATGCCGCCCTTGAACACATCTTCTGCATTCATGGTCTTTTTACGCAGGCCCGCTTGTTTCTCGTACTTTACATACAAGTCTTCAAACCGCTGGGTGTTAGTGTAAAATGCCTCATACAAATCGGGTACCTCGTTTGGGTCAAAGAAGGTGATAGCCTCTTTGTTTTTAAATCTGCGCCAAAAGAAAGCGGACAGCACGACCCCATAATCCATATGTCGCACCCGGGTCTCGTCAGTACCTTGATTGTTTTTAAGTACAATAAGATCATCAAACTGATGATGCCAAATAGGATAGAATACAGTAGCACTAGCATTGCGTATGCCGCCTTGGCTGCAACTACGCAGGTCGCCGAACCACTTCTTCAGAAACGGGATCATTCCTGTGTGCATGATTTCACCACCACGAATGGGACTACCAAGTGGTCGTAGTCGTCCAATTTCTAAACCAATGCCAGCACGTTTGCTGGCATACTTGGCCATCATTTCCCCACTAGCAAATATACTGTCAAGATCATCATCACTGCGAATGAGCACACAACTAGAGAACTGCTTTGTAGGGGTCCCAAGCCCAGCAAGAACAGGAGTAGCGAGAGTGAATAAACCATCACTGGCCGCTTGGTAGTACTCCTTGATGTAGCGCATTCTCGCGCTGTTCGGTTCTTCTTTGTGAAATACAGTAGCGGCCGCGACCATGTATCGAACTTGTGGAGTTTCATATGTTTCCTTGGTAGCACGATTCTTAACTAGATACTTTTCAATCAGTTGTTCAACCGCAGCATAACCATATAGCTCATCCTTTTCGTGGTCGATGATTGCTTCCATCTTGTTCCAGTCTTCGCGGGTATACCACTCCAACAGTTCCGGAGTGTATAATCCAGTTTCTACATTTCGTTTCACAATCTCGTACAGGTGAGGAGGCTCGTAGGAGCCATACACATCTTTCCTCAACATGCTCAGTCGTTGTTTGCCTGCCACGTACTGATAGTTAGTATGACCAACATCGGGATTGCTTTCTACATCGATTAAGTCAACGATGGCCCGCAAGGTCAAGTTGTCGATGTCGCGGGTGGTGATACCGTCATAAAAGTGTACCTGCGCTTTGATCTCGATCATGCTTTGACTTACGTCAGCTATACCTTGGCAGATTTTCGCAATCTGATTCTGCCATTTTTCCAAGGACAGGTCTTCGCGATTACCATCGCGTTTTAAAACGGTAATTGATTTCATTGTTATCCGACTTTGATTTTTGCTACTGCTTGAGTAAAATTGTTTTGTCCTACCAGCACAGGTAGGCTGGTATTTACGATCTGTTTTGGGTCCCAATTCAGTATATATTTCCCGTTGCTGATCAGGACTAAATTGTCATTGTCGGAGTCGGTCAATTCGGCATCCTGAATATCTGGGCGGTTTAGCATTGTTATAGTATACAGTATACCAAGCCCGCGAGCAAGTGGACAGAACATGTTATCGCTTAATAATTGCCAGGGATCTGGCCAATTTTGCCGATCGTCCCAATGAAGATGGTAGGGCCGCCAGGGCGCGTTGAACCACCAGACGTTAACAAGATCTAGTGCAGATTCAAGATCGACCGTAGAGGCCTGTTGCCTTAACTCGTACCAAGATTGTAGGCGTTGGTCGACTGTGTTTGGCCACATCAAGCAAGGTGGTTAACTGAGTAAGTTAGTTCGGCGTCGGTGCCGGTACTAGTCGTAGCAAATATTATACTCACAGTGTTAGTTGCCAAAGAAGCTGCTAATGTCACTCCAGTGTCATCAGTTTGGGTAAAGTCATCACTATACGACGCTGTTGCGCCGGCCGAGACAAACATTACTCCGTGCCGCGCGGAGGTTCCGCGTGTTACAGTATAATCTATACTAATTGCACTGGTTTGGGTTTTATTAAAAGTAAACACTGTGCCGGAATCATCATCGGTCAACAACATGTACCGGCCATTCTCGCGAACAAATCGACCCAGCTGCTGTTGCGTACCTCCAGTCACTGTGCCGGTGCTAGTGACAAAAATTCTAGGATAGTAAGTTGTGGCGGCTGCGTCTGACCGCTCAAACATATCATTAATTGATACGTTGTTATCGGATCCAAATCTAATACAAGGTCCAGTGGGATTGCTGCCACCAAAGCTGTTACCGACATTGTAAAATACGTTGTATGCACTGGCGTTTAAGCTTACGTCGTCGTACACAATGCCCTCGGCATAGATGTTGTCGAACATGTTCTGCACAGTGCGGAATCCGGTAGGTCCACCGTTAAGGGGTGTTCCGGCACCCAGCACAACACCTTGATACAGGGTATCAAACTTGCCATTGCTTATAGTTACAGATTGAACTTGTTCATCTGTGTCGAGTCCATATGTCAAGTTCGAAAATCTGCACTTGTCGAACGTGATATAGTTACAAATATTACTAGCACCGTTGGTGTTGGTGAATCGAATTCCAGCAATATCGTCTGTGTCTAAATTAGCAGTTATGTCTGCTGCCGATAATACTCCGATGAAATCAACACTGTCGAACCAACACTCTGTTGCTTGTTCGACTAGGAACAAGTCAGTAACCTTGTTGCTCTGTAATGCAATCGACGAGATTGTAATGTTTCTAGGAGCAATGGCACCGTTGTTGCCAATATTAACCCCAGTTTGTTGTTTACTATCGCCGTACTGTGCCACGTAAACAGCAGTTATTGTGCTGTTATCTTCGTTGTCCCCCAGTACAATAATAGTTGACTGGGCACCTTCACCAACTAAACTAGCATAGGTAGGGATGACTAATGTTTCGGTAATTAGATATGTGCCGGCAGGAAAGAACAAGACGCGGCGTACTTGTGTGTTGGTGGCCCGACAGTACAAGTCGGCCAATGCCTGGTTAATAGCAGAGTAGTCATCCGTTGTGCCGTCACCTACAGCACCATAGTCCCGTACGTTCACGTAATCGTCAAGGCGCTGTTGAATGGTTCGCACTACGGGATCTGATGGTGTCAGGCCCGTTTGTGCTGTATAACCAACTGCGCTGTCCTGATAGGTGTACGGGCTTAGAACAGCAATATCTGAAAATTGTGTAACAATTTCAGTATTACCAATTGCCGGCGCACCTTCTTCTAAGGTGCCATTGCCAATGAACAGTCTACGACTGTCCAGGCACCATCCCAGTTCGGCACCGGCTAACTGGGGGAGATTTTCCGTAAGACCTTTACGGTTGGTTATTCTGGATACTTGGACTATGGCCACGACTGGATTCCTTGTGTGATCCAGTATTTAGTTGGTTGCGTAGTACATGTCTACTCTGCGTAACCATTGATCATGCCAGTGATCAAATTCATCCCCGCTAATATGGAATTCTTGGTACTGAGGTTTGGTATAGCTGCTGTCTTCGAGCAAGGTGGGTTGAGCACACATCAAAATAACACCATCGCGTATGTTAGTGCCGTGCATGTTGTTGTGCGCTGCGGCATAAGCTGCAAGTTGTATGAAATAATCTCCGATCCACTCACGTTTTTTAGGCCGGTTGGTTTGTTTAAAGTCCATGATTGCAGGCTGCCCTTTCCACACTCCCGCACAGTCTGTAGTACCTGCATATAAACCGCTGTAATATACAGGTACCTCTACACCCCAATATTCATCCACGTGACACAAGCCCTCCAAAATAACCTGCGCTGCCATGAACCAGCTGGGTTGTGCAAAAGGATTAGCTGGCAACGGTTTCATGTCATCCTGCAACACATAATGCTCAAGGTAAGAGTGCATGCGGGTACCACGGCCGGCTGCCTCTGTAGTAATCTCTTGTGCTCGTTGTTCGCCTACCCGCTTTTTCCAGTTAGCCAGTGCATCGCGAGATTCTTGTGGCTTGGTTTTGTCCAGGATTGTTGTAACACTAGGGACCTTGGTACCGTCGGGCAAACAGTAGTGCCGCTTGCCATTGATGGTTGTGCGGTCAATAGGAGTGTAATTATATCGTTGTGGGATCATTTGTTTGTTTATGTTTAGGATCAAGCTTGCGAAAATTTACCATGTTTCGTTGTGCTATACTGTACATTTGGTCGATTAGAGATTGACGATTTGGACTATCATATAACTCTTTAAGTGATTTTAATATTGCTTTTGTGCGCAAGGATGGAGTCGCAGCCGAGTCATAACTTTCATCGATAACTGTAGAATATGTTTCAAACCCCATCTTCTTTAAGTTTGTTAAACTGTGTTGCCCGGCCAGTAGTACAAAAGGTTTACCAGTACACAAACATCTAGCTGTTTTTTCAGTAAACCACCAATTGCTAAAGGGATCAGTTTCGGGAACTACTTCAATATAAAATTTTGAAAAAATACTATGATAAAATTTAATACTAAGTGACCAGTGCAGAGCGTTCCTCTCATCCCAAATTGGGTCTATATGTGAATCAACCTGGAACACTCGATTTTTAATCCAGTCTAGCTCGGGTTGATATGCCAATACTCCCTCGTATAAGTTTTCTATACGGAATGGTTTAAACCGATGTATTAAATATGCATCGTTAGGGAAAATTTGATCTAACTCGTACATTAGTCTCAGTCTTAAGGGACTAAATCTCCCAACTGTATATCCTACAAACACTGCATCAGTGTTGATCTCCATTGGCATTGATGAGTTTAACGAATCTAAAGTAGTCCAAAATATGTTTAATTTTTGTAGTTGGCTACTGAATCGATCATCAATATTAGTTGCAGGGCTTATAAACTTAATTTTTTTAAACGGAATATTATACAATTTACAAATATCAATAAAAAATTCTACTAGACCGATTGACGTTACATCTTCTCCGTCGACTGCTAGTATGTTGATGTTTTGATCAGTGTAATAGTTAGCAAATATGTCATGAAACAATTCTTTATGGTCAAGAGAAAGACCTTGTCTTAGAAATTGCGTGTTAATTTCTATTCGACCTGGAAAGAATTGAATTTTTTTATTCAGCATTTACTTGGTGTACTTCAACGCCAGATTTTTTAAGGAACTCTACCCCAAGATCATCTCGATACTGTTTACCAAAATAAACACGACAAATCCCAGACTGTAGAATAAGTTTAGCACACTGAAGGCAAGGACTATGGGTAATGAATAACTCTCCCCCCAGTCCGGACTCTGTAGATCGAGCCAGTTTCGAAATCGCGTTAGACTCTGCATGCAACGCCTCTGGTTTAGTTTTTAATGTAACACCGTGTGCATCAGGATAACGAATTTCGTCTTCGCAGTTGTTATCCCATCCTGCAGGCATGCCGTTATAGCCAATGCTGATGATACGGTCATCTTTGACCACAATAGCACCCACCTGTAGTCGCCTAGCATGGCTAAGTTTCGAGACCCTTAACGCAATGTCACTGTACAACTGTATAAATTTATTCTTCATTGATTTCTAGCCAAGTATGGTCGCCCATGTATTTTACTTTGATTTGATACACCAAGTCAACCGGAGTACCGCTGCTCCAGTCGTTTGGACCATGATGGGTCAGTATCATTATTTCTTTTCTGCTGTCCCAGGCCAACCAGTAGCAATTGCCCATTACAATTTGAAACTGATACTCGGCTGCGTGCACAGCATCTGTAACCTCTAAGCGTCGCCTAATTTGCTGTGCTTGTTTTTCTAATACCGCCACTAGTTCTACAATACGATCATACTCTTGCTGGGCATACATCCTGGCATGATTGATCATTATGTCTTTTTGTTGTGTAACCGGGACTAGATCAAATTTGTGGCCGCCTGCTTCGGTGGGATAAGGTGTAACATTTCTATTAAAAAATGGCACCAACATGCCATCTACTTTTGCATCAAAACTGTGCCTGCCCTTGGCAACGTTGGATTTTTCTTCGTCCATTGTACTACTAATCTTCAATGGGCTTACGACCGACCGATACTTTGCGAAAAGAGTCAACCTCAATTGAGGAATACACATGCTGCACTTGATCGTCACCGTAACGGGTGTTGGTTAATTTTAATTCACAAGTAACACCCAGTAACGCCAAGTGCCGTATAGTCTCGTTAAGGTCTACAAGTTGTTGTTTGATTAGCTGTCCCAGCTCACGCTCGGTCATACTCTAAAACTCTCACCGCAACCGCAGCGATCCTTTTCATTTGGATTACGAAACTCAAACCCCTCGTTGAGACCGTTGCGCACATAGTCTACTGTCATACCTGTTAAATATACACTACTTTTAGGATCTAGAAACAAACTGCATCCTTGACAGTTAAAGCATTGATCATCAGGTGCTGGCCTATCTACATATTCTAACACATATGCAAGTCCGCTGCAACCAGTGGTGCGGACCCCAAGGCGAACACCAACTCCTCCCCTAGTTGATAAAAGTTTTTGTATTTTATTAGTTGCTGCTTCGGTAAGTGTTATCATAGTTTATTTTTATTCTTAATAATAAGTTGTTTACAAGATCTTTGACAATTAAAATGCCATTGTTCTTCGGGCCCTAGTAGGGAATCGACTAAATTATTATTAAAGAATTTATTATTTAACACAGTCGACAGGGTGTTAATTAGCAGTGATTGGTTGTCTAACCCTTCAGTTAACTGTACCATATGATCCTTCCCAAAATAATTTAGTTCGGTATCAAAATGCATCATACAGCAAGGAACTACATAGCCTTGGTGGTTAATATATATTCGCCCGACGCTTAAATTAGGACAAATCTTGTTGCCTGGTTGACTATCAGATTTGGAAAAAGCATATTCTTTGTAGTGAATATGACACATTTCTTCAATACCCGGGGAAGCAGGTTCTATATAGTGATTTACTGTCCCGTTTACTCTAACTGGCCACTTACTTACTCCGTTAAATCTATTTCGATCCCCTGGCCCATAACGTAATTCAGCAAATCCTAAAGTTTTCGACAATGATTTAATCTCATCGAGTTGATGTTCGTTGTGTTTAAATATCAAACATTTCCAGATAGCATGCCCGCCGCCTTCAATGAAAGCAATAGCGTTATTCATAGCTTTACTATAATTTACACCTACCCTATACAGATGATTGGTGTCGGCTAATCCATCAAGACTAAAAATTACTTTTAAATTTGGATAAGTTTGTCCTAATTTTTTCCACCACTTAGTATCTCGAATGCTGCCATTTGTTGTTAACTCAATGATGGGGCGAGATGGCAAATCATAAAAGCATTTGACAAACTTTTCGATCCCTGGATGCATAACCGGATCACCTTTGTCTCCTTCAAATATTACATAAGACAAGGATGTCAATGTTAACAATTGTAAATTTTTTATAATTTGATCGGTATCTAAATGTGATAATGTAAGATCGGGATGTAGATTACCTTCTTCATCAAATCTTCCGCAGTGCGGGCAACTGGCATTGCAAAAACTAGTAGGTTCAAATTGAAGAATCTGAATGTCTGATGGTGTCATGAGCTAGTAGATGTAACCGTCTGGTCATGTCGTTTACGGTAATCTGCTACTGCCGCTTTAATGGCATCCTCGGCCAAAATGCTACAATGTATTTTAACCGGAGGGAGTGCGAGTTCTTCTGCAATCTGTGTATTCTTAATGCTACCTGCCTCGGCAAGCGTTTTACCCTTGATCCATTCTGTAACAAGAGAACTGCTTGCAATCGCCGACCCGCAGCCATACGTTTTAAATTTCGCATCTTCGATTAGTCCTGTTACGGGGTTGACTTTGATTTGTAATTTCATCACATCGCCACAAGCCGGGGCTCCGACCATGCCGGTGCCGACATCCTCGTCGTCCTTGGCAAAGCTACCCACGTTACGTGGATTTTCGTAGTGATCAATCACTTGGGATGAATATGCCATGTTAATCCTTTAATAATTGTTGTAATTCGCCAGGCTCGTAAATTTCTGTCATGATATCTGACCCTCCGATGAATCTGCTGTAGGGAGTGCGCAGACCAATAAAAATACACTATTAAGTTGTCCCATGTTTATTGAACCCCACAGTTTCTCTTGCGATATCATCGTGATCAAATTCTGCCCAATACAATTCAAATGCAACACAGTCTGTGACAGCTTCAAATTGATGATATTCTCCCGGTGCAACTTTGGTATATTGACCTGCTTCTAAAATAGTTTCATCGACTAAATCGTAATTGTTTTTCCAAACACGAATTATCATTTTTCCAGATTCAACAAAGAATCCATTCCATTTAAATTTATGTTTGTGCTTGCTACACACTCCGCCGGCTTTGGCTTCAATGCGATGAAATTCTAAAACACCGTTGGCTTCTAGCAATTCTGTTTGTCCCCACACTTTACCTTGTTTCATGTTACTGTTCCTTGTTAACTACTAGTTTCCAATCTTTCTTTCGATCGGAAAATTTTATGGGATCGTATGTAAACTGCTCTGGACAAAATTTGCACTGGGGGATGACATTGTCAATTGTTCGAAAAAATTCTTCGCCTCGCTGATCGAACTCATCAACACTTAATGCATCATAGCTATTTAACAAAATTCGATCCTCGTCACTGATATCAAAATTGTGTTGTCGATCAAATTCAGGCATCAACGCAGCAGGGCCGCACTTATAAATTTTTCCACGTATCCAATGATAATTTTTAAATTTAACAAATGTGCAGTTGGCATGAGCTGCATCGGGATCACTATTGTATAATCCAAATCTTCCATTAGGCTGCTCAATGATATTGCTCTGTACAAAGTGGTCATTCATCCATATATTGACTTTTGTACCGTTACTGTCGGCAAATTGATATTTAGACCCAGTGATATGGTTAGGATCAGCGGTTTCAGTTATAGTACCTCGAAGGAATCGTCTGATCCGTCGAGATAGTTCTTCAAGATCATCTGGACTATGTGCACTGACTCCAATCCAGCCATTATTACCGTTATCAAGTGCATCGTACAGCCCGGCCACTTGATCAATACGTGTACCATTGCTTTGTATCTGTACTGCACCTAGTCTAGGCCATAGCTTACGAAGTCCTACAACCCATTGATTAATAGTTGCATTAAGCAAGGGTTCGCCACCTAAAATTACCGGATGATTGATTTCAATTTTCTCTGCCCATTTGGCTAGATTCTCGCTATAATCATTCCAGTTCTGTGCGCCTTTGAAGTTATAATTGTTGTACCGATTACATCCGCTGCAGGTCAAGTTGCATACGTTGGTGATGTAGAATTCGAGCCTACTAAGTAAAAGTCGTGTCATAGGTTAAAAAAGTTCTAGTAAGGAGTTTACTAGAACTTGAGATAAAAAACAAGTAAGTTTGGTTACATGCTGCGAGATGCAGCGCGTTTGGCTAGTCGATCGACAGTGTCCTGTGCTTTGTCCACAGTCATTTCTGGCTTTTCAGTATCGCCGCCCTTGAATACCACATTGCCAGTGTCGTCTTCGACTGCGGCAATTATGTTGCTCAAGGGAGGTTGTTGGGATAGTTCCTGCAAACGTTGTTGAGTTAGACTAATGCCTTGATTTGCAGCCAATTGCAAAAAGCTCTTGACTGAAATTGTTTTTTTAGCATCGGTATCGTCGGCGCGACCCAACAAAAACTGGCTTAGTGCTGCCAGCTTTGCTGTGTCGGGATCAAACTCACCAAGTTCAAATAAGAACATTATCGACGCTCACGGCCCAGCTTGACTGCTGGCAGTTCGTCTTCGTCATCGTCTGGCATGAGTGGTAATTCAGGCGCACCGCCCATACCATCAGCACCGTCTAGCTCATCAGGGGAAGGCAGGGCGCCCGGGGCTGCGCCTGCATCCATGCCTGGGATCTGTGAAGCTTGTCCAGTCAAGATACCCTGGGACTGTTCCATCTGTGTCTTACCTTCTTGCAGCGATTGCAGCAGTTGGGTCAGCGCAGCAGAAGTGCTGGTTTGCAGCTGAGTAGCTTGGTCTTGGTTGCCTTCGTTCTTGAGCGTCTGAACAATAGCCGGCAAGTCCTTGAATTGCATTTCAGAAACATCTTCGGTCATTTTCTGAATACGATCAACCATGTCTTGCATGGCCAGGATTGTTTGGCTCTTTTGCAGCTCGTTTTCTTCCCGCAGACGACGACGTAAACGGGCTTCTGTCTTCATAAGAGCAGCACCTGCCACTTGCTTTTGTTCGTCGGGGTTGAGATTTTGTCCCTTAGCAGCCTTGCCTAGTGCCATCTTTAGTTTAGGATCTTTGGTTGCTGCTATTGCTTGAGCTGATTGTGCAGCTTGTGCTTTTTTGGCAGCATCAGCTTGCTGGGGTGTTTGTGGTGTTCCGGGAGCGGTGCCAGGGACTGCGGTTGAGCCAGGAATGATAGCTTCGCCTAATGCTTTAGATTTAGCACTTTTCAATTCAGCCTGTGTAGCGCCGGCACGACGAGCAGCCTCAGCATGCTTTGCACTTCCGGACTTGGCATACTTTGCCAGCAGCTCTTTTCTTGATCCGCCTTGGCTTTTTGGATTAAAGTCAGTAACGTCGGCGGCTTCTTTGACTTCTTCCTTCTTGCCAGAAATCTCTTTCTTGGCCTCGGCCTTGGTCTTCTTGTACTTGGCCAGGAAGTCAGCAGCTGACATTTTGCTATCTGCAATATCAGCCATAAGTTCTTTGACTTTGCCTTCTGTAATGACGCTAGTCAATGCCTGACCCATCATGACCAAACGCATGTAGTCCGGATTACGTTCGCTGTAATGGCGGCTGGGACTGTTTTTGTGTTCGCGCACCAAGGCCTGAACTTTATCAAGCATACGACGTGCTTTTGCACGGTTGATGCCGGAGAAATCAACGCGGTCCCCTAGTATACTTTCGAATACCTTAGCGACTTGTTCGGTGGGACGGCTGCTGCCCAGTTCGTGAAGTTTCATTGTTAAATCCTCTTAATTGCCAATATTTAGCCAAATTAATACATTTGGCTAATTGAAGGTCTAATCGTTTTAAACGATATTTTCTTTCATTTATCTTGTCTTCGGCTATGGCACGCAGCTCTCGTTTTGTGCCTTTACCCAGCGATGCTGACCGCACTGCAAGATCTGCCTGCAGCAGCATCTTCTTGGCATCCAAGCGTTCAATCTCGTCCCGCAATCTGCGTTGGCTGTACTTGTCAGATACACACCAGCTCAGCGCAGTCTTAACACTGGAGAATACAGCCTGTGCACTTTCATTTTTAAATACTTTAATAGCCCCTTCTTCGGGAGTCATAAAATACTGCTTAAAAACTCGATATCCATCAGACTCGGGAAAAATTAAATTCTTTTCCAGTTCCGATAAGTCGGGCTCAACAATACGTTTCAATCTTTCAAGTACTTGTGGTTTCATTTAATAACGTAAGTAGCCAACAAATATCCAATGATTGAGACCTTTACAGCCATGATCCCCAGGCCCCAACTGATAAGTTGAGTATTACGCTTTTCTGTCATGTGCTGCATCATTGTTTTAACATCGCCGATTGCAGTAGCCAACTTGACTAATTGGTCGTCTACTGCATCTAATTTTTCTTCTATGAATTTATAACGCACAGCGCATAATTCAACATGTGCTTCGAGATTTTTCTTTTCGATATCTTTGGAGTCCATTGCGCTGCCTTTGTTATAGTGACAATATTTAGCTTAAATAACTTCAAACATAATGTTGACGCCGGGCAGCAAGCGGTCGGCTAACTGGTGTGTTTCATCAAGTCCAACTAGCATGGGCACATCTCTAGAGTCTGATTCAAAAACACCCACAGGGTTCCCGTCAAGCTCGATTGACGCAGGGTTGTTCACAACAAAGTCAAACTGCCAGGCACGTTGCCCGTCTTGTTCAATGCACTTAGAGGGAACAATTTCCTCTGGCAGTGTACGCAACGATATAACCTGGTTTACAGTTTCCCAATTGCGTTGCTGATTCCTAGCACGGTGCCAGCCGGCTACATCTTCAATCAGCCGGCCGGTTGCATCAGTGAACGGGATTCTGTTTTTGTGGAAGTTGTGTTTAACTTCAGTCCGGGTGATATCAAAAAAGGCACGGCAACGTATACGCATACCGGGGTATTTAAGGCCAAGAAAAAACCCCGGATAATAACCGGGGTCTGTGATAACACAAAAACTATTAAGCTATCTTGAAGCCAACGTTAGTAACGTCTGTACCAGCCACGTCAACACCAGTCACTGTACCATTGCTGGCTGTGATCTGAACGTTGCCCAGGGCGCGAAGAGCAACTTGTAAATCAGCAGCGGTCCAAGCAGCTTGCGGGTACACAGCAATGCTGATCTGGCCCGCAGATGTTGCTTCGACTTGATACATAGCAATCGTGGTCTTCAACTGAATGCACTGATTGATTTGGTTAACAAGCCCTGGTGTAAACACACCGGCTGTGACATTACCTAACTCGTTAGTTAGGTCGATGTTTGATTGTGATCCATCTTGAACAATAATCTTGAAGAACTCAAGCTTGGGGCCTGCCATCTGCACCAATGCAGCTGAACTAATATCACCTGTTTGTGCGCCATTGTTGATGTCTAACGCGAATACCGGTTGTGAGTCACCATTTGCTGGGGGGAAAAATGCCATTTTAAATCTCCTAATTTATGGGAATCGAATCCCTAACTTTATTTATACAAGATGATAAAAAACGGCGATCATGCAGTTGGATTATTCTGTTCACGATTCTTCGCAGCAAACGCATCTGGGGTAAAGCGACCCACTGCCTTGGCATAGCCGGAAGGTGTAGCCATGACCCATCCCTCTTGTCCGGGGTGTTGTGCATCTAACTGTGCACGGATATTCTCTTTGATGTTGTGCAGCAGCAAGAATGCTTGGAAAGCGGCGGCCATGCCCGACAAGTTACCCGGCTTGCTCTTAAGGTAAGTCACAATGTTACTGAACTTCTGCGGAGACACTTTACTTTGCAGCCACTTGCCAAAGTCGGCTACTAGTGTCCGAGCATCAGGCAAAGTTTGTCCCACCTTGGTGTTAACAAAGTCCACGCATAACCGAGCAAGGTCAGTGATCTTGCTTGCTCTTAAATCATCGGGATTGAACAAGGCTGTGATGTTTGCCCCTTGTGTTTTGATAATTTGCTGTAATGCGGCTGCTGATTGTGCATCTGGGGTAATTTGTTGGGGGACGCTTGTGCTGGGGTCAACTAGCAGCAATCCCTGCACAGGTTTGAATTTAATATCCCCTAGTGGCTGGCGGGGTGCACCCACATCATCGTACCGTGTGTGCATAGCAACGCCTGTTTGACTTTGCTTGATCTTTTGTCCCAGCGCACTATTTGCCGGAATGCGGTATGTTACAGTGTTGGGTGTGAATACATAGTTGCCGGCTTCTTCTTTCCAGGGGTTTTGTGGATAGTACAGCAAGTCTCCCTTGACATAGCCACGGAAGTTGTCCGGAAGGGCAGCTTCGAGCGCAGGAAACAGCCCGGCATAGATGCTGATCAGCACTTCGCGGTCTCCCTTGCGCATGTTCTGGATCTGTGCCATCATTTTAGGACTTGTGGCCAAACCATCGTATCCCTTTGCTTCGAACCCGGATCCGTCTGTGAGTACAAACTCGCCTGTGGCAGGCTTGCGACCAAATATAACAGCCGGTTTGCCGTCCCACTTGACTGTGGTAGTTTTGCCAGGCGATGCAGCCGCTGCGTTAACAATGTCCAGGGCGCGTTGAATACCCGGTGTCCCGAAACGAAACACATAATCTTCCAAGTGCTCAATACCCTTGGCCTTGCCGCCAATGCCTGCTTCCTCGGCTTCTTTGAGCGAGGATTCAATCAAGGGCTGCATGCCCTGAACCATGATCCTGTCACGTAGTCGTGCCATCCAGTCCACATCTGTGTAGTTGACATTCTCATCTAGCGGAGTGCCAGACTTGAGCATGAACTCACGGAAGTCCGATAACTTGGCATCCTTCTTGGGATCATTCTTGAGTGCAGCAACAATACGCTCTACACTGTACATGTCTTCTGTAGTGGCTTGCGGGGTCAGCAGGATTTTGGCAACAGTTTCAGGATTGTCTCCCCCGGGAACCAATTGGTTAGTGGTGCGATCTACTAGACCAATGTTGGAGTTGATTCTGTATCCCATGGCCTTGGCCACAGAACTCAACAAGATGTTACGACTCATGCCCTTGTATGCCGACGTAGGATCACTGCTCAAGAAGAACACAGTCCATGATGGGTTTGCAGTAAACATAAAGTCTGTTTGTACAAATCCATGACTGGGGTCGCCGTCGATTGCTGTGAAAAAATGCACCGAGATGCCAGTCTTCTTGATGTACTGTTTAGGATCTACACGCTGTGCCACACACCATGCTTGTAGCTTGGCGGCCAGCTGCTCTTTGCTAATGTCAGCATCGTGCACCAACAGGTCCAGGTCACCCGAGGTGGCCTTGCGCCCGGTACTGCCCAACCACTTGGCTGGCTTGCCGTCTGCAGCTTTGTCTTGTGTAAAATCAACACCGGTGATCTGTTCCAGCCACTTCACTGTAGGCATGACATCGGCCTGGTTGATACGCTGTGTTAAAATCGTACCATCGGCACCTTTGAATACGTTCCCGCCTTCAGTTAGCATCGGTTCTCCTCATTGTTCGTGTAAATTTACTTTGATCCTTGGTGCGTATTGCATTAAACAACTTGCGCACCAGGTTATCTGCCTGTTCCGGTGTGTAGCTGGACTCAATTTGTTCCACCAGACGGATAGCACTGGCAATCACATTAGCTGCGCGAGATTCAATGATGTACCGGCGATCTTGATCAGAATGCTTTTCTTGGTACAGCGTGTCTAATTCTTCTAATATGCTGCGTGTCTTTTTCTGCATGCTCACATGGCCTTTGAATTATTTATTTAAATTACTGCCTGTACGTAGAGTGATTAAGATTTCTTAATCTGCCCTAGTAATTGCTTGAGCTTGGTTGATTGAATTTCAGCCGAGATCTTTGGTACGTCGTCGGTCCTGGGTGCACGTTCAAACTTTACAGTATCGCTACTCTCAAGCTTGTCGGCCGCCTGTGCTTGACTACGGGTCTTGATCGCATCCATAATTGAACTGGTTGGGCGGTCACTGGCACTATCCCCGCCCTCATCAGTGATACGCATGGTTTCAATGTTGTACTCAAGATCGATCTTTTGTCCTACTCCGGTTGAACTGCGCGACTTCATGCACTGGATCTGATACTTGCCGCGCTCGCGCATGCTGCGGCTGGTGAAGATACCAAACACGTTGTCTGCTGTGTTGATCTTACTAATGCCCCCACTAATATGACTGTGATCAAACTCATTCTCTTCCACAGCACTACGATTCAACTGACTTGCAGTTACCATCAGTACACCTAGTTCCTTGGCCAAGTTACGCAGTTCTTCACTCACGTACTTGTCCTTGACAAACAAGTCATTGGGACTAACTTTGGCACTGACTGGCATCAGCAAGTCCAGGTAATCAATCATGACAAAGTCCACACGCTTGTTAGTTTGGATTTGATACTCTTTCAAGAAACTACGAATGTCATTGATGTTGCTTTGTGCCGGAAGTCCTTTGACTTGATAGTTGCCAGATTTTTTGCCTATCATCTTGACTCTGAGCTCAGTTGTACCAATATCCTTGCGAATGTCCTTGGTACTCATGCTGGTCAGCATGGCATCTGTACGCAAGCTGGTCAACTCTTCACTTAGTTCCAGTGTGACATACACTCCACTAAGGCCGGCCTGCACCCAGCTTAGTGCAATGTTCATCATGACCAAGCTCTTGCCCGACCCTGATCCACCTGCAAAGATGTTCAATTCTCCGCGGCTAAACCCACCGTACAGCAATCTATCCAGCTGTGGCCAACCTGTACTGACCTGGCCTCCGCTGTTAAAGTACTTGTTGATCCGTGCAGCCGGGTCTGCAAAGTAATCTGTGCCTAAGTCTTTGGTCAAGCTGATTTGCACTGCGTCCTTGATCAGTTTCTCAACCGGATCGTAATCGCCCTTTTCCAACAAGTCTGCTGCTTTTAAAATTGCCCGTTCAAGTTCTTGTCGACGTGTAAAGGACTCGAACTCTTCCATGAACCATTCAAAGTGTCCCTCATTCAAGTCCGGCACAGCTTGTAGCTTGATACCCGTTGTGGCAGAGATCTGCAGTCGATCCGGCATGGTCTTGTGTTTATCGCTGTGCTCCTTGATGAACACAGCCGCAGGGCGTAGACTCTTATCAAAGTTCTCGGGATTGTAGATATTTTGGACGCGAACATAGCTAGATGCATCCTCTAACATCATCTCCAAAAATAACTTCTGAACGTCGATTCCGTATTCTTTAATCATAGTTTATTATAACAGATTATGTTAGTAAATTCAAATGGCATACTATTCATGATAATAAATTCCATTCCTGGTGCGCAGGCCAGGCCAGTAATTAATTTTATCACCTGCTCGATGAATATCCAATGTTAAACAATGTACGCCGCCGTCCCAAAATCCTCGTGTTTTGAAATCTACTACATGCGGTGTGATTCCCAATGACTCTAATTTTTTGCAAGCCAAGTCGTCCTCGGCTATACAAATAATATTGTGTTCATCTATCACTAGCATGTTAACTTCAAACACCGTTTCCCTAGAATCACCAATCCATTGGGAAAATACTTCTTCGCCGAACTGTGGATAATCAATCCCCGGTAGCCACCATTTTCCATTATGATTATTGTCTCTTAGGGCAGTAGTATCTGTTAAAAAGAATACATCCCACTCGGGGAATGTACTTTTATATTTTTGTCGATAGTGAGTGCTAAAAATCTGCCCGGCTGCAACTGGACAGAATACTCCGTCGGAGTGGTCACCGTTACGAGTCACGTGAACTCGGTATTTTGTAGATAGTTCTTCTAACACCGGATGTATTATTTCTAATATATTTGATTCTAGAGGGATATCAACAAACAAATCATCCCCTACCCGCACCACCGCCGGGAATACCATATAGCACATGGGTTCGTTTATGGTTCGATCTAAAATTCTAACTTTTTGATTGTTGTTCTTATAAAGATTAATTGTGGACTCGAACGCAGTAAATGAGTCAGGATACTGCGGTGTAATATACAAGGTATCATCTAATGTTATTGCCCAATCCCTTGGTGTAATTGGTGGCTTGATCAATTTGTCACGGTCATCAAGGAAAGTAGAAATATCGTTAAACTCAGGCCGCCTGACCACAATATCAAATTCTTGTATTTTTTTTACCAATTGATCAAGATCTCGCTGGGTAGATTCAGTAATCTTGTAAAATAATTCCTTATGTTTGGAGTCAACTGCATCAGCAAATGCTGCAGGATAACAATCTCCGACCCAAACTTCCTTTAAGGGTTGAAATCCTGTATGACTGCTAACTCTTGGCCGGTACTCTTTCATCGTACAGTGTTCCTGAAGATTGTGTAATTTTTTTCGTTTTTTAACAAAAACTCAATGCTACCTTCTATAGTAGTCGGTAGATCGTCAATGCTCCATAATCTATTTCTGTCCACAGTGTTATGATTTTTCTCATATATAAAAATCAAAGTTGCAAGATCAAAGTTATCTTGCGGGTTAACATGACTTATAATCTCCTGAAGATCCAAGGACACGCAGTCATCCATTGGAGGGAATTGCTTGTCAATGTACTGTCTTGCAAAATCTAATGTCTCCTGGGCCGGAGGATGCCGATTAACTACAGTGTACAACTCTGTTAAGTACTCTATATCGTATAATTGACCAAAGTCTATAACCACATCATCGGGCAAATCTTGATCTAATTTAAGTTGTGTATAAAAATCATGTATGTGCATGAAATGTATATCTATTTGCATTACAAAATCTGCCCCGGAATAATCCACAGTTTCCAATAGCTGCTTTTTAGCAAATACATTCTTAATCCACCCAAACACGTTTGTCTTGGGATATATTTTATATAGCTGCGGTGCGTTTTTATGAGATCGAAGCTTAGTTACTTCTTGAAAGTGACTTACTATGATACGAGTTGTGCTGTTGTCTAGCTCACTTACGATATCGTCATAGGTCTTACAAAATTTAGATACACCCCCAAAGTCCTGATTCATATCAAGTCTAAATGCTGGGGGGATTACATTCGGGTTTGCGCACAAAAAGCTAGCTAAGAAATGCCCGCTCGCACCTGCCGGAAATAATATGACCTTTTTAACGTAGGTGTTTAACAAGTTGTTTCTTCCTTAGTTCTATTTTGATTCGACTAGTTTCCCTAGCTTGCATTATGGTTAGCAGTGTAGCCAAACGGCCAAATGTGACCACTGCATCGTTGACGTCTTTGATCTCCGGGGGCCAATCGGGCATGCTCACAGCCCACCCTAGTTCCACTGCACGATCAACTAGGGCCATACCTGCACTGTCATGATCAGGGACTACTGTGATTTCTTTCCCTAGGTTTCGTATCAGCCTGGCCTGTGCATCGTTAATATCGTTGTGCAATACCGCGACCCCCCCAATACAGATTGCATCAAACACGCCTTCCATGACCAGTACATGTTGCCAGTCATCGTGCTGTAAGTCTGTGCCAAATACGTAACCTGGTTGGGTATCGTTTATGAACTTTGGTTGCTTGTTATCTATGAACCTGCAGGCAGAACCTACAATCTTGTTGTCATAGGTAAATGGCACAATCACGTGTGGCCTAGTCCAGTGGACGCCATCATTGCGTATCTGTGTCATCAAGGGAAAGTCTTCAGGTACGCATCGCTTACGAGCATACTGCCAAAACTCACTATGCTCAGGTGCAATTAGTTCAGCAGCTGGCGGTAAGTCGCGTTCTTTAAACTCGACACCTAACAGCAGTTCGGCCGTTCGCTGTCGATCCTGGATGATTCCATGTATACTTCGATGTCGTAAGCTTTCGATATTAAGCATTTCAATATCATGTTCCGACACCCCTACCCATCCCAAAAACTTACGAGCTTTGATGCTTAGATTTCGGCCCAATTGCCAACTAGCAGTAAATCGGCAATTAAAGCAATGAAAGCTCCAGCCATCTGGGGTTGCTTTGATCCCGCCTCGCTGCCTACGATCGGCCGACTGCCCGTTGTGTACACAACAGGGCGAGTTGAAACTGAGCCAGCCCGAAGAGGTTTGTTTTCGGCGCGCTGGCAAATAAGCAAGTAGATCTATCACTTCATAAGTTTAACAGATTCTATCCAAGAAATCAACCTGTTGGCAATCAAAACATGTCCTTGTTCGTTAGGGTGTTTGTCCTTGGCCCGATTATCTTCGATCCAGTTCCAAGCAGCTTCGCCAACATAAGCATGTTGTTTACCGTAGTAAGGAGTTTGATCGGGGTGTATATCAAATTGGACTACTGGGATCTGGTGGCGATCAGCAATGCTATCAAAACATAACACCGCTTGCTGTCGTTGATATTGATCCAGCATATCTCCTTGGCTATGTTGGAAATAATTTTGTTTTACTTCCCTCCAGGGCCCAAATGTTTGTTCCCACGCCGAGTGCGTGTGCATGTTCCATTCGGGGGTTCGACCAGGTACATTGTCTTGGTACCAACTGGTCCTATGATCTAGCGTAAGTGCCGCTATTGCTACACTGTCAGACACATCGTGATTGTTAATCCACCATAACGCCGTCCAAATCATGCTCTGCAAGCTCATGCCATTAAAGGCCAAGTTAACTAGCTCTAACCCAAAGTGGTCAGCTACATGACGTGCCCAACAATGCTGTAGTCGATATTGATCATTCTCGGGCATCGCATTATACGAATCTAGGCGACTCGCCAACCCCGGTGCCATTAATTCGTCACCAAAGGTCCAACTATCCCCAAATACAACCAGTTTTTTAATCTTACTCATCAAGTAATTAGCACACTAAGCGGTCACCGGTAGACAATAACTGGTAGTGCTCCTGATTGAACTTGTACTGCCAGGCGTAGTTGTGGGTGGTAACCTTCGACATCGAACCCCAACCGCTCTGTAGAGTTAGTAAACGAAACTGAGTTAGCAATGTTTCCGGCCTTGAGATCTTCAAAGGCAATATTATACCACTCTACCGTGTTGGCAGTTCCGCCAGTACTACCTTGCACTGTCAAGTTACCTGTTAAGCCAACAGTGTCAACTTGGAATGTAGTCATGGCCCAGCCATCAGTTGTTACGGTACTAGAATAGAATACATTATTTTGGGCTGCCTGACTAGGGATAGTCAAGACTTGACTGGCAACAAAAGTCGGGAACACAGAATTAACAATATCAATATCTCCCCGGGCGTTTGAATATGCATCAACTAGCACAGCTTGATCCAGGTTACCCGATGATATCTCCAAGCTCCAGCTTGCAGGTTGTGCTTGGAAATATGCAGTGTCGGCGGCAGGAACTGTAACCTTGGCTCGGCCCAGTGCGGTACTAAGTGCAACTAATTCAGTTGCATATAGCAAGTCCTCACCGTTTTGACTAATAATGCGGAAGGTAAACGTGCAACCAGAAATGTTTACGGGTTTCTGATCTTGATTTTGAAATTGGAATAGGATCACGTTATCCACACCCAAGTTGAGTTTTAAGTTCTTTGCATACACTGGTTGCCATCTCCGGTCAAAGTAAGCCCCACTGATATCAATCAATAAAACTGTCTGAATTTGCTGATATAAATAGGCTGTGGTTGCGTACATTCGCTGTCTCCATTGATATTTATGGGTGAAAACATATTCCAAACTCTAACTTCTAAGTACCCTTTTATCACCCTGTGTTCATACGCCGGCGTGGAGTATGTCGGTATCATTCAAAATCGTGACGACGCCATCACCACCATTTACGACTTTGGTAACATACTAGATGCTGCTCTTAAGCGAGTATTCATTGAGTTGGCCAACACTTGGTGGTGGGAAAGCAACCGCAGTATCCCCATCAATATCTTCCTCAAGCACGAGTGGGACCTGTTCCGTCCTTATCTACGCACATTCAGTAACCGAGATCTTGAGATCATCCACGGCCCTGTATGCAGCTTAAACGACCTCGGACGCAAAAAGTCCAAACGCAAGAGTATAACCCTGGTCAGACGAATCAACTAATGTTAGAAATTAAAAAAGTTATTTTAGTAGCCGGTGCAGGCGGAGCTAGAATGGACTTTGTTGCCGGATGGCTAAGTACTCTGCCGTTGTTCCTTGACACTACTTGGCGCATAGATCCACAAACTGGGCTAAGTCACGGATCCATGATGTTCACTAAAATGCTCGATTACGTAAAAATTGACAGTTTCTCCGATTTCTTTAAAGAGTTTTTCATTATAAATCCTGCAGCAGATTTATATTATGCCGGTACCTTGCACGGTCATAAACCAGAAAATATCCAAGGCGCTATTGAATCTGGCCTAGCAGAACTAGTGTCTATCGATACATCAAGTGTTAGTACCGATCACTTGGCATGGGAGTTTGTAGTTAAAACATATTTCCCACAATTCAGAACTCGAGGCGCAATCGAAACAAACATGACTTGGCAGCAGATTGACAGGAACATTAAGAAATCTGAAATAACAAATCAGGATCGTATTACATTAGTCGAGCAGCAGTTGCAGAGTCTAAAGAATCAGCCGCTTGTACGGCCGGGAGCTATTCAACTGCCACATAAAACGGTAGCCTATAATCTATTGTTTCAACCAGGTGGTAGCAAGTATCTGTGTAAACAACTAAATCTGCCAGCGATCGATAGCAGATATCATGCAGCATGGGACTGTTATCTACCACTAACTGTAAGCCCCACTTCGCTCGTCGTATGGGGGCGAACTTGGAACAAAGCGGATTACTTCAATGAACAGATCAACTCATGGTAGAAATTAAAAAAGTTATTTTAGTAGCCGGCGAAGGTGGTGCCAGAATAGACTTTGTGGCTGGATGGTTAGGAACCTTGCCGCAATTTCTCGATAATGAATGGCATATCGACCCATTAACAGGGCAAAGTTATGGATTCATGCGGCACAGTAAAATGCTCGATCACAAAAAATTTGATCGATTTTCAGATTTATTTGAAGAGCATTTCACTCTGAATCCCGCAGCAGATTTTTGGTATGCTGGTGCGTTACATGTAAACATGCCAGAAAATATCCTGGGCGCAGTTAATTCAGAGCAAGCTGAACTTTTAATAATAGATACATCCGCTGTGTGCTTTAGTCATATTCACTGGGAGTGCACAGTTAAAACATATCTATCGCAACTCAGAACTCGGGAGGCATTTAATCTTTGGAGGAGAACATGGCAAGTCGATGGACGTATTATTAAATATAGCACAACACCAGATAGTGATAACAGTGGAGTGACAAACTCCGATCGCATTTCACTAGTTAAAGAATATTTACTCAGAGGAATAAATCGACTCTACGGCGGTATGCCGCCTCTTGCTCTACCAATTCCGCATAAGAAAGCAGACTATAATCTATTATTTCAACCCGGAGGTAGTAGATATCTTTGTAACATACTGGGTCTCCCGGAAGTCTCTGAAAGATATCATAATTTTTGGGACTGTCAGTTACCGTTAGCAACAAGTCCCGATTCTCTTGTTGTCTGGGGAGAGACCTGGAACAAATCTGACTACTTTAAGTAGTAAGCAAGTTCATGTGTAGTGTCACTAGCATTGCATACGAAAGTGCATGTGCCTTTTTAAAGGTGTAACCCCGACTATCATCCCCATTCCAGACTGATTCGAACACTTCTACCCAGGAACAGTTTTGCAGGTGTGCTTTGCCTGGACGGATAATCGAAATGAACGCAGCCATCTTGGGTATAGAATCTGGTCGCATTGATGCCAACAACTCTGCATAATTTCCCACGTGCACCAACTGTTTAGCCCAAGCTATGTCATTCCAAATTCGATCCCAAGGCGGAGCCGCTGCTAACATAGTTGCATAGTGGTCGGGACTTTGAATCAGTTGATACACACTCATGTTCAAGAAGTCAATCTTGAAATATCCGCGCTGATCGGCTATAGCGTAATCAATCGCAGCACATCCATGCACAGGATCTACGGGAATATCGGTGACGTATACTCCCGAGTTATGCTTACGGACTGTGCTGTCTACCCGTTGCATAGCCGGGATATGGTCAATCAACTTTAATACCAGTGATCGATCTGCAAAGTCAATATCAATGTCTGCGCTCATGTGGTCAAATAATCCAATATGTCCTGGCTATTATTAAACCAGTGGGTTAATTCTTTATTATAGCATAGTTCAAGCTGTGCACTAACATAACTTTCTTCTAATAGTGTTAATTTAGGCAATGCAAAAGATTGCCCTAACTGAATATCACTAATCAGTTGGTCACACCGGAGTTTAGATGTTTTGTAAATTTGTAAATCTAGGAACTGTTGGTGCACTACTAACAAGTCGGGTAGATTATGCACTGTGTAACCAGCCATACTAGCAATGGCGTGCAAATGTGTTACAAATGTTTCAATATTATAAAATGCAGAAAATGGCATCGAGTATACTGAGATCGACTCGGAGTACACCATTTTTTTCTGTTGCTGAATAAAACCCGATTGGAGTGGATATTTAAACCCTAGTTTAAAAAATTCTCGGAGTACATGTCTTGGACAATCTGGGTGCTCTTTATCAAGCTGCAACAAGACTAATCCATGAATGTTATAACATTCATCTTGGATCCAAATTGGCAATTGATTAAACTCATGTAGGTTATTTACGCAAGGCCATGTGTCGTCCTTTACTGCATTGTAACTACCTTGAATTTGATTGCTAAAAAAGTTAGTAACAATATTGTCAAGTACCCACTTATAATCTCGATTATTCAATTTATTATAGGTATCCAACTCTAGTTCGTTATTGGCATAGTTATAATTTCCGGCGCGCAGCAAACTTACTGATGTTAACGGGAGAAGATCATCTATATCAATCTGTATAGATACTACTTGATTCTTCTCAAGTACGTGGGTAATTTCTGGCCAAAATGAATAGTGACCGCCTTGAAATATCCGGGAGCCGAGATAATTTTGTTGGTGTGACGCCCCAAGGTGATTAAATGGGGTCGGCCCTGCGGTAGGTACACATGCTAGAAATTTGTTACAAATAAACTCTAAATAGTTACCGTGGCTGCCGCCTTGAAAGTCTATACATACCATGCTACCAGCCTGCTTGTTTTAAAATTGTCCGTGCATAGTCACGATCTTCGGGGTGGTCACGAAGTCGTTGACTCCAAACACCAGTCTCAACCATGGGCCAAATCATAGTCAACTGCTCGGAGTTAAGTCTTGCTAACAACTCATGTCCAGAATCACAGTTGTATACAGTCCAGGCTGATACCCGCCCGGTCGAAATCGCATAGCACAGTGTGTTGGCGTTGCCATATCGAAGATAGTCGTGTGCTGCATTGCCGGTTTTTTCCTGCCAGTCGATACTAGATTCAATTGATCGGGTCAAGGCATCACCTACAGATTCAGTGCGCAAGTACTCCATCAAGTATTCATAGTATACAGATTCGTGACACCAGTGATCAATCTTTTTATTTTTCTTAACCACCCAGTTCACAAACTGGGGCACATTGACTGCTCGGATCTCTTGACAGTAACGTCCAAATTTAACAAATGCCCTGTAGTAGGGGCTGGCAGAAAAATCCTTGAACCTTTTGTTCTTTGCTGTGCCTTGGGTAATCTCGTAAAATCTCAAGTATGCTTGGAGAGCAATCGTAACACCTACTTCGTCCCGCTCAAGATAACGACGTTTGGATTCACACACATGTGTGGCCAAGCTTGGTTCCCGCTTGAATGCACGGGCACAATGGTTGCAAGTGTATTCAGTCTTTGTCAGTGTAGCCGTGTTCACGCAAATACTCTTTCAAATCTTTCTTGTTGATGAGTTTAGACAGTGTGTCAATGTCCGACAGCTTGGCATTAGGCATAAGCTCCATGAGAGTTTTCTTGATCTCGTTGGATCCTGCTTCCTTCTTCTTGGGCGAGATCCACTGATGCCGGTGTGTACCCATGCCCGGACTTACAGATGTAGCGCACAACCACTGTAACTTAGGGTGACGGTTTATAGCAAAGAAGTGTTTGTTGAGGCGCTCGTTGCATGAGATTAGATAAAACTCTTGCAGTTCTCGACTACCATGCACCGCCGATCCCCACCGTATCATAAGATAGTTGGAGAACTTTTTACGTTCCTCATCTGTGAGACTGTTATAAAACTCTCGATCCTTGAGATCGAAACAATTCATCTCATTTTGAATGCTAAGTTTATCCACGACGTATACTGTTGATTGCGCCGGTTGCTTCGTCAAGTTGATTTTGCATGCGTCGCATTTCGCGTTGCATGATAGCAATAGTGCGGGATTGATCTTGCAGCCGTTGATCTAACAAATCAATCTTCGAGCCAACTTGCTTTTGTTCAGGTGCCTGGGGCAGTGCATCAACTCTGGGTCCACTTTTTTCGTATTGTTCCATACTACCATGCCTTGTCATATTGTACAACTTCACAGTTTCGACTAATGTCTTTTACAAAGTACACGCATCGAGGTTTCGGGCCATCGTCAATGGGTACCGATAAAATTTGCCCATTTTTAAGTTTGGGAGCATACCAGGTTACTTCATGATACACATCTACAATTTCAATATCAGGAAAACTGGGCCTAAAACTACTTAGCGGGTTAAACTCAAACGCCTTGAACCCACGATCATTGATACTGGTCAACGGTAGCATTTCTAAGTCTCCTAGATCCGGCTCCCCTATTAGGATTTGCCAATCCACTGGCATTTTAATAGTCTTGTCACCGATACGCAGCACTAGGGCAGGGGCGCTGAAGCTTTCTAAAAAAATCAACGGAATATAATAGTAGTCAGGACTGTTAGGGTCTGAGTTGTCTAGAATAGCAAAACGCATGTCGTCGACTTCATCAGGAAGTGTGTCCAGGTCGTAGTGCTGATTCTCAAGGGTTAGGATTCTCATATTTTTATTATACACACTTAGTGACGCAAAGTCAACAGTGATCTATCAGATAGTGTAAATGCCGTTGCATTGCCGAGATCCAACAATTGTATAACCTCTGTATCTTATCAGCATCAAAATCATCAAATCCAAGTTGGGCATACAACATTTGTATATGTGATCGGTATTGCTCCCAGTCTAGGTACCACGATGCATCCCACTGGTGGTGCCAATTTTCTGGTCCCAACATTGATTGAAAATCTACATTTGGATATTCTGGCAAATTACGGATCATTAGCGGTTCAATCGATTTAATATGTTCGGCAATCCGTTGATACTCTGGCCGTTGATATTCTATGAAAGTAGACGGTGGCCGGTCCGGCCAGTCGGGTTGCCTGCGACTTTTCCACCAGGTTTTAAAAGCCCGTAATCGATTACTTAACTGATGATGACCAGGTAACCAACGGTGTGTTAACATAAAATCTTGATAGTTTGTAAAATGTATTACCTTGGCATTCGACCATATTCTTACCACATGGGCTAGATGGTCGGGATTATGTACCACAAGAAAGAAATATTTTTGTTGATTGATTAATCTAGCAATTACGTCTCGATATTCTAGATCTGTTTGTGAATGGGGGATCTGATTGACCCCAAATAATTGGAAACAGCCCAAGCCAATGTCGCCCCATCTTTCCCCTTTCCGATTATTGTATCTGTGACACAATAACTCTATCTTTTGTGACGAGTTAAGTGCTGTAAGGGAACAGTGTTGAAGCACTGCCTGATTACTCAATGCCAGGCTGTTTATCAAGAATTTTCCACCTGCGCCGTTGGGATATGCAACAATAATTATTCTGTCTGTGGCAAATTGTTCAGAGGTTAACATCACCATTCTAGTTTTTCCTGAGTATACGGATAATTGGCTTCTTTATAAAATACTTTGCGTTTGGTCAAATGTCGTTTGGCAAATTTGCAAGTGGATGTTATGTCCCAGATTTGAACATGATCCTTATCCTCTGCCTTACGTATACCACGGCCTATGCTCTGTATAACTCGAACAAAACTTTTGCCAGGTTCTAACATAACTAGATTGAAAATACGCGGAATATTAATACCCACAGCAGCAACTCCGTATGTGGCTACAATGATCTTACCGGTTGCGTCGGCTACTTCGTCGTATTCATCCTGACGATCTTTTGCCTTGGTTGCACCTGATACAAATACTGCACTCTCTCCTAACCTTTCAACTAGTGCTTTCCCGGCAGCCACCCGGTCTACAAGTACCAAGGTGTTGCCAGTCTCATTTACCCGAGCAACTAAGGCAGCAATTGTATCAAGTCTACCTGGTTCCTCTAGTAAGTATTTAAGCTCGGCTTGATATTCTTTAAACTCTACATGATCTACTAACTGTACCACGTTTACATGACATTGTGCTAGTACACCACGCTCCTGTAACTCGCTAGCTGCAAGACGGCTCACTACAGGTCCTAGGCTTACATGCAAGGCCTGAAATTCAAATGCTTCCTTAGGAACAGTGCCTGTAAGTCCCCACCGAATCGGGATTTGACTCATTACCCCTGTGAGCAAAGTCTTGAGTGCATCGGCTTTGGCCATATGCACTTCGTCTACCATGACACACACCACGCCTTCAATAAAGTCTTGTATGGTACAGTCGGCGGTGCCCGATCGGGTGTTTTTCAATAGAACATTAAGGCTTTGCCAAGTGCAGATAGTGTGCTGACGACCAAACTCCTTTCGATCCCCAAAGTATACACCAACATCTAATCCAATATTGATATAATCCTTCTCGGTCTGTGTCACCAAGCTCTTGTTGGGCACAATAACAATGCTGCGACCGTAGGGTCCAACCAGGCAACTTAGCGCAGCAGTCATGATAGTCTTACCGGCGCCGGTAGCAACCTCTTGGATGCACTGTGGGTTGCTAAGAAAGTTGTTGATGATCTCAACTTGATAATCTCGCAGCTGAATCGGCACTCCAGCCTGTGGGTGCCCTTTGGGCCAACACCGATCCTTAAAGGTATCTTCTGTGGCTAGTGCAAACTCAAAAGTTCTAGTGTACTCGCGACGATCGTCAAGTTCAATTTCATAATTGTAGTCGTCGAGTATGGGGAGAATCTCGGGTAGTAAATTAGTATAAGTGCTACCGCCGAGTTGGAAATAACTAACTTTGCCGTCCCATCGACCCAGTCTCACCGCTGGTAGATATCGTGCATACGGAACATCATATTTGAATTTTTTAACTAGAGCTTTGCGGGCATCCAAGTCTAGTCCATCAATCTTGATATTTACTTCGTCTTGAATTATTATCTTGGCGTTTTTCATTTTGTAGGTAGCATAAGACCAAAAGTGTTAATGCATTCGTGTTGTATATGTTTTGGCAGTTTATAAAACTCATCAATTGATTTTGCGTCCGGCCAGGTAGAATCTTTGACATTATTGTAAAATATAACAAAGGCACGATCTTTTTCTTGTTTGTTTATATTGTTCTTCCGCCCAACTGTGGGAACTATATCATCAATTGTAAATTCTGTCAACTTATGAGTATACATAAAATTTAAAATGCGTTCGTTATTCAAAAAATATAGTGTAGAGAGTCTTGAGAAATTACAGTTTACATCTTGATTTATCCATGCAGAATTTTTCTTTATGTTGTCTAAAAAATATCGAGTATTCTCTACAACTGCTGCCAATCGATCAGCAGTATCTACAATTTGATCATAGTTGGGTATTTTTAAGAAATTTCTAAAAGTTTCAAATCCCATTTGTTCTAATTTTTGTAAGATGTTTGTGTCCCCTGCTATGATAAATGGATGCCTGTTAAGTATTGGGATCCATATTTTTTCAGTTATCCACGGGTTGTTAGTTTGGCAAAAACTGGTTTCACTTATTACTGAAAAGTCAGTCTGCATATACAGACCAATATCATATGGAATGCCATTGTATTCGTAACTTAATCCATCGGAAGATAGAGCAATGTCAATGTTGTCTGGGTTACGCAACCATGTTTTTACAAATTCTTCAAATTCTTCATCAGTTAATTCTGGTAGTTGATTTTTAACCGACTGATTGTATTTTTTAGTTAATTCAAAATAATAAAAAGACCACTCTGCATGAGTCATTAATCCAGCATCTACAAATTTTTTCAGTAGTCCTATGCGATTAACTTTAGCTGCTTTCCCAGTTAAAAATAAAAATTTTTGTTTATCGAATGTCAGTGAATTTTCTATTTGCCTAAATGCACTTTTTTTATTCACTACAATTTCTTTAAACACGCGATACAAAAAAAAGTCAACATACAACACATCGTCGACTCCTGTTTCTTGTATAAATCCTGCATTAGGTCTTTCCCATGAATTTGCTATCAGCAATATTTTCCAAGGACATCTTTCCTTAATGACAGCAACAAAAGTTTTTATTAAAGCAGGCACTAACCGATCTTCCCAAAGATGATCTAAAAGTATAACAACATTGTCTGCGGCTGTGTATTGATCTAGTAGATGGTGCGCTTGCGTCAATGGTAAAAACGGATTTCTTTTACGATCAATACAGACAATGTGTTTAACAATCATAGTTAATTATATAGCATTGGCCAAGTAAAGTCAAAAAAAGAGACACCGTTTTACGGGTGTCCCACAAAGGATTGCCCCGACAGGGGCAGCATGATTCTTATGCGTTACGCATGCAAGTACATTCAGCAAGCGACTTCCAATTGCTCGGGGACACTTTGGTCAAGTCAGCAATCTTCAACGCCATGCGCAAGCTCACTTCGCGCAGGCGCATGTGATTGTCAGTCATGAACTCGATAATAGAGTCGCCCAGTTCCGGGGTAAAATCGTAGTCTTGAAACAAGCTACCCCTACGGAAGATCTGTTTGATGCGCAAGATCTTGTCACGCATGGTGTTCAGCGTAAGATCAAGAAAGTGACAACGACTCTGCAAAGCTTCCAAGTGATCTTGCAGTCGTTTGCTCTTGAGGTGATCAAACTTCAAGTTGGTAATAAAGATCACAGAACCCTTGAAGTCAAACTGATCTGGCACTCCCTCGCGGCGCAACATGTTGCTGTCAGCGTTCCAATGTATGCGACGCTTCTTGCCTGAATCCAATGCAGCCTTAAGAATGTTCAGCGCAACATCGTCAAGCAGGATGCTGTCGCAGTCGTCAAACACTAGCACGTTCTTGGCATCACTGTGTTTATACAGAGTGCAGTACAGGCCAATTGGGGTCATTGCACCCTTGATGACTTCGTACTTGGGTTTGCGATTACCCACAACGTCAAACAGCCCAGACTTCTCTAGCTGATGCTCAACACCGTAGCTCTTGCCCACGCCCGGGGGACCCACAACGATCATAGCACGAATGTCGCCGGCAATTGCAGCCAGTGTCATCTCGTCAAGCATGTTAAACCGCGTTTCAATACGCGCCATGACTTCGTCGTCAGTTTCTTGCAGCACAGCCGACATGGGAGTCACAGTAATGCCTGCAACAGGAGTAGAGGATCCGGTAATAATCACGTCTTCAATTCCGTTCACTTTAATACGCACAACATCAAAATCGGGACCAAAATACCCGTCGCTCTTGACTGTAACGAACCCGTTTCCGCGGGCGCCAACAGTAAAATCCTTGACTAGCTCAAACGATGCATTCTGCACCGGGGTATTACGGTATGTACCTTTAATCACTTGAACTTGGGTCATTTCTTGCTCCGTTTTGCTACAGTAAATACATTATAGCACAAGCTGATTTATTGGTCAACCGCTTCGGTTCCGCAAAGCACCATGATACGCCCTGGATAACGAGCGTCGAACTAAATGTCTATGTTGTTCATCAGTTTGACAAAGTCCGGGTACTTGATACAGATTCCCGAGTAAGTCGCTTCGTATTCGTTCTGCTCACCGCAGTTGCCTTCGCCCGGGTGAACCCTCTTGATGGAACTCGTAAAGGACTTGACCAGAGGAGAGAAAACCGACACGTATATGTCATCGACCTGGGCAATGAACATTACATTGTAGATGCTGTCGCACACTTTGACTTCAAATCTCATAAATCTCCTAGTAAGCGTGTATTATAGCAGAACGGGAATTATTGGTCAACCGACCTCGTCCTCGTTGATCAGCAAGCGATCTGTGGGTTCCGTGCGCCACCGCAACTGGATGGGCCGGTCCAGAATCAGCAAGTGTTCAACTTTGCCCGCACCGTACTTTACACGGCTAGACTCCACAGTGCCAGTAACCTGTTGCCCTTGGTACATTGCAGTGATCTGCTTGCCTTCTTTGTTCCAGCTCATTGCTTGCTCCTTGTTCCTTACCGTATGCATACATTATAGCACGGGTGCCATTTCTGGTCGACCAAAGGAAAACCCACAACGAGGTGGGTTTGTGATTGGAGTTTAGTTGAATTAAAGCCAGCCTGGCTCTACGTTAAGGGTTGCTTCAAAAATACAGCCTTCTGTGATTACCCACCAACATTGTCCAGGTAATAGGATTGCCGGCGCGCCAGGCGGACTAGTATTACGTTGTATAGGAGTACCATTAAGCCGAACGTTAGTAAACGGGTCCTGGCATTCTAACCCGTTTACCGTTTGTTCATACGCTATTCGATTAAATTCTGAATGCTCGCCGACTACAGGCGATGTGTAATTCGACATTGTGGCACCCAACTGTAACGTACAGTCCCAGACCTCAATCTTCATTTCCATGGGACCCATGTCATCAATATCCAACGGCCATGTAAACAACTCCTGGTGTGGGTCTGAGGGAACAAGTGCAAGGTTAACGGAACTACCCGACTCTACTAGTTCGAGTACTGGGTCAGGTACCGGGTCAGGTACTCCGGGCACTGGTCCATTATAAATTACTTGTCCATCAAGTGATACCGAGATTACTCCGGTTGTGCCGGGCACCACATCGTATCCTAGTCCTAGTTGTTTAAAAGTTCGAGTGATAGTCGATTCTAGTGTCGTTGCCATACAGTTCTCCAATATGCTTTATTTAGTCGGCGTAGTGTTCCAGTAGCCAGATACAACAGAATCTGTTACTTCATGTGGTTTAGGGCTGCCGTGAAAAATCATCACACGGGTTTTGGGATCTAGCACAGTACCGGTGCCAGGCAAACGATATGTACGTGTTTTTATGTCAAGTCCGCCATCTTTGATTTGCCAGCGCCAGCTTTGCACAGCATCACTATCAAAGAATCTACGGTCTTTAAAGTCAACAGCTACATTTAAAAAATCCTGATCACCGTGGAATTGCCGGGCAGTGTCCAGGACATTACGAGTCTGAAAGTTGGCCCAGATACGTTTCCACCGTTCTGTGTCCCAGTACATTATGCTGGAGTTTAGACCGGCCCAGGAGGGTCTCCAGAGGTGTCTAAAATCCCGTACGGCCCAAAAGTGGTGAGGGCTCAGTCCCCAGATCCAATCAATGTTGCCGGTGATCACCACGTCAAGATCCATGTACAGCAGATTCCCGGGTATGTGCGCTGGATCAAACATCTGCATCTTGTACCACCAGGCCTTTTTTGGACCACTGATACCAGGCCAGTTTATTAAGTCGTGCTTGATCATCGGTGCCGGCACCGGTCTCGATGGTTCAGTAAACACATGAAACTTTATTTTGTGCTGGGTGTTAGCTTGCAGCATATTGTACAAGTTTTCAACATACCGCCAGTCATACATGTTTCCGTGTATCACGCAGGCAAAATTCTTTTGGTCAGCATGATTCTTATGTTTCTTCATTTTGTATTTACATCAAAAAGTACACATATAAATAGAACAATGAAAACTATCGTTCTTGCAACCGGTGGATTTGACCCCATCCACTCGGGACACATTGCATATCTTAAAGCCGCACGTCAATTGGGCGACATTCTTGTAGTTGGCGTAAACTCAGATGAGTGGGTAGCTCGCAGAAAGGGACGAGCATTCATGCCAATCTTAGAACGCACCGAGCTCGTCCAGAATATCAAAGGTGTAGATTTTGTAATCACATTTGACGATCGTGACGACAGTGCACGGCATGCCATTGAAATGGTTCGTCAGAGCTATCCACAGGATAAGATTATCGTGGCCGATGGTAATCAGCGCACAGACAAAAATATGTCCGAGCTGAGATTAATAGACGCTAATTTAGAATTTAAGTTTAACGTGGGTGGTGTCATCGAGAAAAACTCCAGTAGTTGGCTACTGGAAGAATGGCGTGCGCCCAAAACGCGCCGCATGTGGGGACATTATTGCGTAGTTCATGATTCGCCCGGGTCCAAGGTTAAAGAACTTACAGTAGAGCCCGGGGCCGCACTAAGTATGCAAAGACACCAGGATCGCGCCGAATTCTGGCTTGTGACCAAAGGCGAGGCTAGCATATACACGCTCGATGCTGGTACTGATCTAGAACTACAGGGACGGTACACCCAGCATCAATACTTGCATATTGGACTACATTGTTGGCATCAGTTGGTCAATGAAACTTCGAATCCATTGACTCTTATTGAAATTCAATACGGTAGTCGTTGTGCAGAAGAAGATGTAGAAAGAAGATTATGAAACCTATTCCAATTTTCATCGGATACGACCCACGTGAAGCAATTGCATTCCACGTATGCGCAAACTCTATCATTAGGTACGCCAGTCGGCCAGTGGCCATCATCCCCTTGGCCCTGAACTTGTTCGACGACTACAAAGAAACACACACCGACGGCAGCAATCAATTTATCTACAGTAGATTCCTTGTTCCTCACCTTATGAACTTTCAAGGGCATGCAATCTTTATTGATGGCGATATGGTTGTCTGTGACGATATTATCAAGTTATGGGACTTGCGTCGGTTGGAGCTAGATGTTCAAGTGGTCATGCATGACTATAAAACACGCATGTCAGAGAAATACCTAGGCGCCAAGAATGAGGACTATCCGCGCAAGAACTGGAGCTCGGTAATTTTATGGAACTGTAACAGCTTCCCTAACCGTAAGCTTACACCAGAGTTTATTCAGAAGTCTACTGGCGCAGAACTACACCGTTTTACCTGGCTACAAGACGAGCGTATCGGAGAGCTGCCCCCGGAGTGGAACTGGTTGCCAGATGAGTACGGCCCAAATGAGGATGCCAAACTGTTGCATTATACCCTAGGCACGCCTTGCTTCCACGAATTTGCCACTACTAATCAAGGCAGTGAATGGCACCGGGAACGTATGCTAACAGAGTATTGTCAGCAAAGATCAATCGAATGAACTGGGAACAGGTAGGATCATCGTATGTTCCGCCTCCACCTCCGCCACCGCCTCCACCTCCGCCACCGCATGTGTTTGACATGATACCGCCAACAGTTAAAACATTATTCGATGACATTCTCAAATATCGAGTTGACCCGGCCGGCACATATTATGGTATAACACTAGACGTTTTAGTTAATCAGCTAACACAGTTAGACAACAGTGCGGCCGCGGCAATCGGAACAGACGAAAAAGATACAAAATTTGAGAGGAAGGGCAAAATGTACGATCCATTTTTGCAAAGTTTTATACTGGGATCTGGCGGACAAATTTCTGACTGGGAAAAACACAGTGCCAGCATGGTTCCAGCGGTATTTAGAGGCATAACCAAACGCAAAGAAATGGAGATCTGTCGTTCTGTTGGCCGCGACTTTTACTACATAGACACAGGATATTTTGGTAATGGTCGCAAAAAAACCTATCATAGAATTACGCACAACGATGTACAAAACTTTGGCCCTATAATTGAACGACCCGGTGATAGGTTTGGTGCCACTGGTGTAAAATTAAGAAAATTTAGAGGCGGCTCTAACATATTGTTGGCCCCGCCCAGTCAAAAACTATTGAATATCTACAACATCAATCTTGAAGAATGGCTAGAACAAGTAAAAACAGAGATTGAATCAGTTACAGATCGACCTATTGTGTTCAGAACCAAACAGGGTCGTAGTACCAGGGTTAATGATGATACCATGGAAATGGCCCTGGACCGCGACGTGCATTGCCTTGTGACATTCTCCAGCATTGCTGCCGGCGAAGCATTATTGCACGGTAAACCGGCTATCACACTTGGTCCCAATGCTGCTGCTGCGCTGTGCAGTCAATCAGTTGCGGAGATTGAAAATTTAAAAATACCCACACTGGACGAAGTAGACGCCTGGGCGCGACACATGGCCTATTGCCAATTTACTGAAGTAGACATGCGCGATGGCACAGCCTGGCGTATACTGAACGAACATGCATGATGTTGTTGTTTATCTAAGTTCCTTACAAAAACAAAGTCCCGGTAGAAAAGTTGATACCTTGACAGCGTTTGCGGATGGCGCACGATCTCACGGTGCCACAGTACACGTAGAAAAACAAAATACATATACTCCTTCAAAGTTGGCCGTAATATTAGGGTGGGCCAGTCCTGAACAACACACACCCAACATAAAACTACGAGCACACATAATACAGCAGCAGCAGCAGTCGGGCAATCACACAATGTGTATTGATGCAAATTGTTTTAAATTTGCAGACCATGACAGTCGGTATCTACGGTACAGTATAGGCAGTCCGTTTTACGACACCGGCAACTATGCTAATAAAAATTCAGACTCTTCCAGATGGAAGCAATTGTCAAAAGATCTTGGAATTGCTGTGCATGGGTGGCGCTCAACTGGAAATTACATACTGTTGCTGATGCAACGGGACGGTGGGTTTACCATGAAAGGCCTGCATCCACTAGACTGGACCGAACAAAAAATAAAACTCATACAGCAACACACTGACATGCCCATCGTGTTACGCCCGCATCCGGGAAAAATGGCCGATCCAACTGCGTTGATACGACCCGGAGTCACAGTAAGTGATCCAATCCAACACTCGTTATTGAAAGATTTAAAACATGCTGCCGGCGCTTTTGTGTTTAACAGCAGCAGTGGTGTTGCTGCAACACTGACAGGAGTTCCGTTGTGGGTAGATGATCCCAGTAGTGTGTGTTGGCCGGTGGCCAACACTGATGTCAAAACAATTCACAATCCGACTATGCTCGATCGTGCACAATGGTTAAATGATTTAAGTGCATGCCACTGGACCGACGAGGAAAGCCGTCAAGGATTGATCTACAAAAAATTCTTACCTTATCTTGTTTAATATGTCACAAAAAGTTATTGCTTGTTTTGGTTGTAGTTTTACAGGGGGTGTGTTTGATTCTTGTGAACCAAGACAGTCTTGGCCATATCAATTGTCATTGGCAAGACCAGATTTAAAAGTTTATAATTTTGGAAGACAAGCAACCAGCGTATTATTTTCGTTAAACATGATTGATCAAGTGTCTGAACAATTAAAATCAGATTTAGTGATAACACAACTTACCGAACCAACAAGAATGACGTTTTATGATCCAGGATTTAAATTAAATCTAGAACAAGACCTATTACAAATTTCAGATAATTATTCGGTGTTACCGATGAGCATCAAAGGCATTTGGCCGTTCAATGGTCTCAGCGGAAAAAGACAAACCAAGGAAAATTTGTCTAATCCTGTAACGGCAGAAAAATTTCAATTCCTAAAAAATCTTATGGTCATGCATGAAGATCAAAATCATTTTGATCCTGAGTACAGAGCATTTTCTCACAGAGCAAGATCGTTATCCGATCTAGTATTCTTTCACAGAAAACTATATAGAGAAGTTCCGGGGCTAGAAAATGTACCCTGTGTAGAAAAGTTATTAGGCACTGAAAAATTTTTAGATCTAGTTATAGACAAAGGATTTCACTTTGGTATCGACGGTGCCCAATGGATTTCAAACTGGGTTGTTGACAAATTGAAATTATAAATACGTTTTGTTCAACAGGCTATAGACAAAACTGTGATACCATAACTTTTAAGGAATATATGGAACTCTTTACGATCCAAGCCCTTTGGGCATTTTTAGCTATCATCTTGATAGACATTGTATTAGCCGGCGATAACGCTCTTGTTATCGGAATGGCGGCTAACAAATTACCAGAACACCTACGCAAGAAGGCGATCTTCTGGGGTACCTTTGGTGCCATTGCCATACGCTTTGTTTCAGTTGCGGCATTGACTTACTTGTTACTGATTCCGGGACTCCGAGCCATCGGTGCAGCAGCACTGGTCTGGATTGGTTGGAAGTTAGTATTTGATGCAGGCGAACACAATGTAAACGCCCGGGACACTTTTTGGGGCGCCCTGTCTACCATTATAGTTGCTGATGCTGTCATGGGCATTGACAATGCACTAGGCATTGCTGCAGCCGCTGATGGAAATTTTGTGTTGGTGATTGCTGGCTTGTTAATCAGTGTGCCTATCATTTTGTTCGGTGCTACCATGGTCAGCAAGATTCTTCAACGCTGGCCCGACACAGTGTTTACAGGATCGTTTGTGTTGTTTGCTGTTGCTATGTTGATGTTGATGAAAGAACCATTAATGGCCACATGGTGGGCAGGACTAGTACCTTGGGCAGCAGTTGTTATGCCGTGGGCATTTGCCTTGGTTGTTACTGCTGTTCAGTATAATCAAGCACGACTGCACCTGCATAAACGATATTTGTTTAAGTCATAAAAAATCCCCGTCGGTCTACTCATCACTGAGGGATCTAACGTGTATAGTTTGTTTTTGATGCCGGGCTGATCAAGACCTGGGCCTGTCAGGGTTGATGCCGCCGGAGGATATAGAATACCAGTTGTTGACTGAATGTTCAGTCTCTCTAAACCACCAGTACAAATCAGACCCGGTCCAGCCAGCAAATTGTTCTTGGTACCATTCTATGCTTCTGGGATAGGTTACTCGGGTATAATCATACATTCTTTTTTTGGCTTTTATCGGTTTCACAGGATTGTGTAGACCTATGAATACAAATTTTGTAGCATAACTCATCAACTTATCACGCAACCAAGGCATATCAATATCCGGAATGCTGCCCAGCACCTGTGTACAAATAACCGCATCAAACGTTTGTTCTGCGGGTTCTGTATCAAACTCCGGGACACAAGGATCAAATTTATAAACACTTTCTGCGTTGATTCTGGTCTGAAAAGTCATTGGTTGTGTCACTTGATCTCCGGGCAATCCGTATGGCACAAGATTTGTGTATTGTCTACCCTTGCCACATCCGTAGTCTAGTACTGTTTTAGCATCATACTTGTCCATCAGTACCCGGATTTGATTGTGATAATTTTTACAATCATCGCCGCCCCAACTAGAATTCTCTGTTTGAAATCGTTTACCTATTTCTACACTTTCTAGATAATACGCACTTGGCATTACAGTTCTTCTATAAGTTGTTTATTGTTTGCTACCCACTGTTGAGCAGTTTCTGATTTGTAATATTCGCTAGTCCAGTCGCTATATATTTGCCAATTTGATGGCGCTGTGTAGTCTTTCCTCAACAAATACATTTGACAACTAACACTGACTGCTCTGGCATCGGGTGCCAAAATGTACTTGAACATCACATTGCCACTTTTGTGTTTGGGACCACTCAGTCGAGTCACAACAGATTCCTGGTTGTCTATACTGGATCTTTTTGCAATCACCACAAAGTCTGTTACTTTTTTTGTTGTGCCGGCATCGATTCGTTCGTGAGTTTTATCATAATGATTGGTAAAGTCCACGCCCATGAATGCTACATCATTACTGTTGTCTAGTATAGCACCCAGTTCACTTGACACTGCCAGCATAGAGCTCGGGGTAAACCATGTGTCGGTTCTGAGTTTAATAATAATGTCTTCTTGTGTTTGTTTTAGTGCTTGCAAGAAGTCCCATACCTGCACTCCACCACTAGACATAAATGGACCGTCGGTACTGGGGCCGGACCGGGTAAAATCATAGACATTTATTTTGGACCTGGCGCTTAACAAATCAAACAATGCTGTGTGATTTTTTTTAGAAGTTGCGTCAAATTTTCGTTGGCCGATATATACTACAGCAATTGCCATCTTTTAAAATCCTGTATGTCTAGATCTTGTGGTTCCCATCCGTGTTGACTGCGCCACCAATTGACAGCATCTTGCATAGGGTGTGGAATTATAAATGTTTTTTTACCTATTTCTGATTTATCGTCAAGTATATAACTTTGTATATAGTCCTTGCAAACCTCCAGGTCTTGTGGATACTCACTATAGGTTTTGCGAACCAGCCAGGTTTGACATAGTATTCTAAAAGCATCAATCTCTTGAAAGTACAGTCCGTCTTCTGTGACTCGCATGGGAATCAACAACTTAAAAAGATTGTTGCCACTACGACGTTTTTTTGCTGCAAGACTTGTGATATAGTCTATTACTTCCGGACCCGGTTTCATTCGAGTCCGATTGGCAATGATAACAAAGTCTTGTACACCGCCAGCGATTCTGTCAATTACGACTAGTTTTTGATAAACTTTTCCGGCATTTTCGTGAATCCAGTCACTGCCAAAATAAGCAATGTCTGTTCGACCTGCTAGGATATTTTTAATCTCTTCGCAAATTATATCTATGCTAGAATCAGTGAACCAAACATCGGTACGTAACCTCATTACGTAAGGTTCAGTAGTGCGTTCGCAACCTCTTACAAAATCCCAAACTTGTATCCCTCCGCCTTGGCCCCGGCGATAAGCAGTATCCAGGTTAGGGTCTCCTTCCTCGTACGGACATACGCCACGAGCAGAGTCATCTTTTGTAAACCAATAGATATTGATGTCTGCAATTTGTTCAATTTGATCAAACAGTCGTTGATGATTCTGTTTGGTAATTTCTAGGTTGTGTCGTCGATCACCTGTGTAGAATATTGCTATTTTTTGTTTCATAAAAAATCTTGAAGATTATCGTGATCGCGTTTGATATTTATAGACACTGCTCTAGGGTAAGGATTTGCCTCGTTGTAGTCGTTAATCAAGATGCGTTTAGCATTTGATAACCCAGATAGTAATTTAAAATTAACAAATCCTAATTCAGTTAACATTTTTTCTGTAATAGCATGATGCTGAGCAGGTCGAGCTGTTGTAAAAACAACCTCACTGCCTGTTGCTATTAATTTTTTAATTGCTAATATATTTTGTTCTAATGCTACTGGTCTGGATCCTATTTCTGTTCTAGATTGTGCTTTGATAATAGTTCCATCTATGTCACAAAAAATCACAGCCTTGTCGTTGTACTCAAACCAGTCTTCGGCAGTGCCCACATCAACATAATTATGCACTGTACTTTCTTTAAAAACTACTCCAGAATTTAAACATTCCTCAATAACATGACTGACAAATATTTCCTTCACGTGATAATTTTGTAGTTTATCGAATGCAGATATAAACAAATCAGCAGATTCAAACTTGTAACCGCCCACACAGAACTTATCCGACACAACTTGCTTTTCAATGATGCTGGTGATGATTCCTTGATCATTGGACACTATAAAACTTTTAGACGCTAATCTTTTTAGTATTTCGTGATCTTTTACACTAGAAACGCAAATATAATTTCCTTCTTGGTGCGCGTGATCAAAGAAACTGTCACAGTCTTTGATCAGGAACTCTTCAGTGGTTAATCCTGTTTGTTTCAAAATTTGATAAACAGTATCTGCAGGACCGGTGGTTCGTGCTGCTAACACTACTACTTGTATAGAATCTCCGTATTCGCGTTTGATGTATTCCGAGGTATTGTAGGTGTCGTTGTGCTCTTTTAAAATACCAATGGTAATGTTGTGCTTGCCGATAAAGGACTCTAAGGATCGCTCAAACATCATCCGGCCCTTGAAATCGGACAAAATATATTTTGGCCGCATGTTAGGAAATCTTGCTGACAAGCCAGCTGCTGGCATTATTATTTCCATAGCGATGTAATTCCTTCTAATAAAAAATTTCTCTCAAGTGTATCAGGCAGACTGTGTCGATACACTCTCAACAACATCAGAATCAACAAGTAGTCATTGTTTGCGGTTGGATGTTGTTGCAATATTTTTTGCTGTATATGTTTTGTTTTGACATTCAGCCTGGCATTGTCTTTTCTAGTAAACCACCCCAGTTCTAAATCCTGTCTTAATTTTGCAATATCAAATATGTATGAATCGTATTCTATTGTTGCACAATCTATTAGAAAAAATCCTCTATCCGTGGTCCAGATAATGTTCTCTAGTGTTAGATCTCCATGATAGTTTGAACTGGGCAAGTTCCGGGGCAATCGATCCAACAGTTGTTCACAAGTGAATGGCAAGTCATCAAAGTTAATTTCTTGTAATTTTTTGATATAGATTTCTGTATAATCTTTGTTCACAGAGCCAGTAGAAAATTTTTCTAATATACACAATAAAAACTCCAACAACTTTTCATAGTTGTTTGTTCTAAGATACGATTTTATATCTAGCCCGTGCAAGTACTCCATATCAATCATTTTTTTTGAAACTGTGTACAATTGAGGAAGTGGATACTCTCCAGTCAATGCTTGCATGCGCTCTATGTTCCGTGTGATATTTCCGATCTTGCGCACAAAAAGTCTATTGTGTTTTTGCATCAACAATATTTGATTGCCAGAAAAACCATAGAGCTCTTTAACTACTTTGGCGGCCATGTTATTTGTATGCTACTACTCTGCTGTCGATTGATGATTTACCATGATGGTTGCCTTGAATTTCGGTACGGGCAAATCTCACCTGTTCAAATATTTTGCACATGCTTTCGGCACTGTACCCCCACTTGTGTAGCATTGTTGGGTCCGGATATCGGGCACTATCTCCATAGATGCCCGATATTGTTCGTTTGATTAAACGTTTGTCATGGGTCCAAAAACAATCAGGATTTTTTATAACCTCCTGACACATTTTCAACAGGTCTGGCCACTCTATCGCAACAAAACCCCCGGGTTTGCAAATTCTCAAAAATTCCGTGAACATAGGTTGAATGTGCTGCCTACTAATATGTTCTATTACATGCACTAATAAAATTTCATCTACACAACTGTCTGGTAGTGAAAATGGTTGAGTTATATCATGAATCATGACATTGGGATCATGCGCCATGTAGTCGCCGTCTACATTTAGGTATCCGTCGAATAACCGGCTACCACAGCCAAGATGCAATTTTACTTTTTGTCCGCTGTTTATTAGTTCGGTTATCTTCTCATTAAGCATTTTTTGTTCCGAGCATATTGATAGACAAATATTTAATATATTTCTTAGTTTTTCGTCCAGCCTCATCGTAATCAGCAATTATCATTTTACGTTCACTAATTCGATCCATCTCTTGAAATTGAATATCATCTGCAGAGGTGCTGGACCAGGCAAAATTGCCCCAGGTAAAATTTGGATATAGATATTCTATAGCAGTATGTGTAAATCTATAATAGTCTTTGGGGTATCCGTGATATTTCCAAACCCACGGAACTGCAATGTATAGTTTACCGCCCGGCTTTACCAGCTCTGATATTTTTTCAGCCATGACCCAGGGATTTGGCACATGCTCCATTACACTGCAACAGATCACAAGATCAAAATGATTTTTAGGCAAGGGATTTTCAGGAGCTGTTAAATCACACACAACATCAACGTCTGTACCGGGCTCTATATCAGTGCCAATGTATTCTGTGGCTAGGCGAGGCTGACCTTTAGTAGGGACAAAATGTCCTCGAAACCCTGTGGAGTTTTCTCTGGCCCCAATTTCCAACACCGAACCTGTAAATGTTGGACACACTGTCTTAATGTAAATTAAATCGTTTGGACTTCCCATATTATTTCCTAAGTTGTTTAATAATTTCGTCTATAAATCGTTTAGATAACACTCGTGCTGAGTAATTTTCTTCAACATATTTTTGTCCTTGCGTGATCATATCCAACACTTGCTCAGGATTGGCTCTGGCCCATCGAATACCTTCAATGTAATCTCCTTGCCAGGTGTAAGGTGCAAACTCTAGGTAACTGTGCAAAGAGGTAGTAATAACAAAACGTCCGGAGATTAAGCTGTCAATTAATCGATTGGCACTTTTGGTATCAGTGCGTGGATTCTCGGTCAATACCGGCATTAACACAATGTCTGTTTGCTCCAGCAACTTTCCTTGCAACTCCCAGGTCCACTCTCGCATGTCCAGGCGATCAAAGTTGATACCGCTTACTGCATCTTTGGCTTGTCTTAATTTGAATTTACTAAGTACTCTGTCAGTCTTGGCACTGATCATGGTATAAGAGTAATTGCATACTTCTTTTTCTAACCGTTGCCATATTTCTAATAGAGGTAAAAATTTAAAACTACTTTGAGAACCAAACCATAACAAACTGATATCACTGCCAGGTGAAAATTTTGGAGACAGTTTAGGACGCTCAAACGGATCTGGCATCACAATACTGTCTTTGCCTGTGAAATTTTTAGTACTAATTCCCATGTTAACACTGTTAACAGATACCAAATCAGCCAGGCGACAACACGGCTCGTATTCACCTTTTTCTTCAAATTTGTTATCGCATAGATCGTAAATGGTTTTGGCACCTTGGTCTCGAGCACGTTGTATACTGGCTACTGAACTACGTTTTAAAAAGATAACAACAGTATCTGAATCAACCTCACTCCAGTCGGTGAGTATCTTTGCATCATAGCCTTGTTCCATCAGAGCTTGACATGTCACATCTCCACGTAGTCTATGACTAGCACGTTTGCTTTTATATGCATCACTGAAAAATCTAATTTTCATTGCCAGCCCATGATCCAATCGTCTTTAACTTGATCTAGTTTGATCATGCCCCAATCTTCCAACAGGCCAATTGCAGCAAACTGACCATACTCCTTCGAATACATATCATGCGGCTTTTGTTCTATCACAACAACAGGCCTGCATCGCTGTATAGTTTGCCGGGCACCTTGTAGCACACGATATTCAAAACCTTCGCAGTCGATCTTGATGTAGTCAACATTCTGCAAGATTAAACTGTCAAGTCGGATAATACGAGTATCACCACCGTTACTAGTGGGATCCACATGTGTGTGGCCTGTATTGCCCTCTGTAATTATCATGCGCACCTGTCCTTCCGAATCACCCAAGGCCACAGTCTCTATTGTGATATTTGATGCAGTGACATTGCGTTGTAAACATTCTCTAAACATTGCCACAGGTTCAAATGCAATCACTTGATCAAAATGTTGCGTTAAGTCACGTGACCACAACCCTACGTTAGCACCAATGTCCAGGGCAGTTCGTTTGTTCTTCACATGTTGTAAACTGAGCAGTCGTACCGGTTGTTGATACTCAGCGGGTCCGCCCTTTTTGATATTCTTGCCTAACATTTCTGGGAAATGTGTTTCAATGTCCGGAAAGTACCATCCATATTGTTCACGCACTAAGAGTCTCCTTAAGTATTCGGGTGGCTGTGCCATTGGCTAGTTCTGTAGTATGGAATTGTCCATATGCCAGGTGGCAAGCCCACTTATATATCAGATCGCTGTCGGGTAACCAGGGTGTTTCTATTTTACTTAAATCTGTATTGCAGACTGGTTTTGCAGCATTGGCCGCAGGTGCTATGACAAACGCCGGCACGCCTGCTAGTATGCTTTCAGTGGCAGCAATTGAGTTGAATGTGACCACAGCATGCACATCGTCCAGCGCAGACTCTAAGTTATTTTTAACTCTAACTTTTCTATCTGAATTACGTTGACGTATTTCTACTGGACGATCAGTGTGTTGTTTTATTGTGGCTACAGTTTGTGATATCCATTGTTCAAGGTCAATGCCGTAGAATATGCAAGGTTTTTCATCTGGTGCTGCAATCAATATCTTGTTACCGGTACGGCGCCAGGGTTGTATTTTAATTCGTAGTCGTTCCCACCGATCAGCCGAACGTGGTATAATTTTATCGTGCTGCAAGTCATTGAATACAATTCGATGATAGTGTTTCCATCCACTGGGATTGTTAATACTTGCACGATTCCCCATGTAACCTGAATCCATGTACAAAAATGGGCGTTGATCCTGCCAACATTTCTTGATAATCTTATGCTTCATTATGCCACGTACCACAATTGTATTTTGGTCATGCTCGTACTGCCAGGTTTCTAGTGCAGTGGGCACAGACCCAGATCCTCGAGCAAACATTTCTATATACTCGTCCTGGTTATTCTTGCTTAAAAATGTCCAGGTCATTGCCAATACTCTTCTGTACGTTTTATTTTAAGATCTGTAAGTTTACTACGTTTTAAATCTTTCCTGGCACCTTTGAGATGATCCAAATATGCACCCCATTCCGAGTTGATCAAGGGATGGCCTTCTCCGGTGATCAGATTACCGGACCAATCTAATTCGTTCAGGGTGCATTGTTTTCTCACAGCGTCAAACACAAATGAGTCGTGCCATTCATCCAGGGTGAATATTCCGTTTTCGGCATCATCATAATAGCGTTGAAACAGTTTCAAGAAAGTTCCCACAACCGGCCTAGCAAGATTCATTGCATACAAACCACATTCAGAGTACTTTTGATTACGTCCCAAAAAGCACAGGTCTCTATCCTGTGGACAAAGCTTACCCAATTGGGCAAGGCTAATTGTGCTGTGGCACACAGTATCGCCATCCATCCACAATAACCAATCGGCTGGCTGTGTACCGGCGCAATGAAATATTGCATATACCTTGTGAGAAAAACGTACAGCATCCCATTTGAATCCAATTCCGTGCTGTTTACCCCTGGAATCAATCGGCCCTTTTGGTACCTGCCCAACGGCTTTGGGCACTTGACTCCATTGTTTTTTAAATGCAACCAAGTCCGGTGCTGCGCTGTTGAGATCAATCACATGCAATCTAGGGTCAAGTTGCAGTACCACACAATCTTCTGCATATACATATAAATCAACCTCTTGCGGCCATGTGGCTAGAAAAGTATCAATCATTTTACTACCGTAATGGCTGTATCCTGATTGATTAAACGTAGTGACTACTGCAAATTTACGAACCATGTTGTTTACCATAATTAAAGTGCAAGGTATTTAACATATGCGATTTGGTATTTTTAATAAATTTGGTGCACTAAACAGTCAGCCTGTATTTGAGGCATTTGAACACGGATTAAAACAATTAGGGCTAGAATACCAGTCGCACGATGTTAATGCCGATGTTGCAGTCATCTGGAGTCAAGTTTGGGCAGGTAGAATGCAGGGCAACCAACAAGTTTGGCAATACTTTAGAAACAATCATCGCCCTGTCGTCGTGCTCGAAGTAGGGTTGCTTGATCGAGGAAAAACCTGGAAGGTAGGAATCAACGGTACCGGTAATACTGCGTACTGGGGGCAAGGACTAGATGCTAACAGAGTTACCCAGTTAGGACTTGCGTTAACGCCCTGGCGCAGCACTGGCAGAAACATTGTAATTGCTACTCAAAGATCTGATAGCGAGCAATGGCGAGACCAACCAGACGCAGCTACCTGGGTAGCCGATACAGTGAAACAAGTGCAAACCCGCAGCAATCGGCCCATTATACTACGCACACATCCTAGACAACGTGTTGTACCTCCGCCAGGATGCACATATCAAGTGCCACAAAAGTTGGCCAACAGTTATGATGATTTTGATTTTGATCAATGCTTGCAAGACGCTTGGGCTGTGATTAACTGGAATAGCGGCCCTGGGGTACAAGCTGCTATAGCCGGAGTTCCGGTGTTTGTTGGTGCTAGTAGCCTAGCGGCACCTGTGGGCAATCTAGATCTATCACAAATAGAAAAGCCAGTGTGCCCCGATAGAGCTAACTGGCTGGTTGATATTGCACATACTGAATGGACAGTAGAGGAGATTGCTACTGGTTACCCAATCAAACGATTACTGCCTGGATTACAGTTTAAGTAAGCAACTTATTTTGGATTCTTGTCACTGAGTCGGTATAATATTACGACTCGATCGAGCATTTCTTGTAATACAGGGTTGACCTGTGCTGCTTGACGAATATCATTCCACAGCATGTTATCCACTAGCTCCGCAAGTCTTGCGTCGATTTTCCAGCTAACTACGTTTGTATCAGATTTAAGAGTACCCATATCTATTGATGTCCCATCCAGGTTAAGCTGCCATCTAACCAGGGCACCACAAGATCACGCTGCCGCAAGTAGCCATAGCGGTGTATGCTTGCAATTGCGGTCTCGGGTACTAGGTTCTTTTCAACCAAGTCATACCACTTGGTTGTTCTAGGGTCTAGTGGCTCTTGTTCACTTTTATAGACAATTGCATAGAGCCAAGGATCATTTTGTTCCTTTTTAAAGAACCCGCTGCGGGTATCCCAGCCAGTAACTGCAAGGACGTGTATTAGACTTACCATGGTCCAGTTGTAGTAGTGGAAGTCCGGTTGATCATACTCCTGATCGTTAAACTCCATAACAGTAGTTTGCGGTATTGCCAGAATCAGCATTCCGCTGTCACTAACAACTGATCTCCAACTACGCAAGGTTTCAAATGGGTTCAACACATACTGAAATGCATCGTGACACCAAATAATATCATACTTGATTTTATGCAGCAAGATTGGATCTTCGAAATTCTGAGACTTGTACTGTATGTTGCGTGTTTGTTCGGCAACAGCCAGTCTTGGTGCAGTATCTACCCCAGTACACTGAATGTTTAGTGGTACCGGGTTATCTCCCCGAGTGGTTCTTGATGCCCACCAGGCTAAGTCCATGCCGTCCCCACACCCCATGTCTGCAAGTGTGCTGATACTGAGCATGAAGTCGTCAAACTCGTACAGCAAGTCCAGTGTCTTCAGGCTGTGTTGGTGGCTCTCTTGTGGATTTCGAAATCCGCGATGTATCATACTTGTACGTCTTCCATTCCTGCTGTGCGCAATCTTACGATATGTCCCATCATGAAATTCTTACTTTCGAGACCTTTCATGATACCCAACCAACGATTGCGTAGCAACGCAACCTCGTTAATCAAAGTTTCAAAGTCAATGACTTCGTCTTCGCCATCCACATACTTTTCGGCATCCCTGGATGTCAATGCTCTAGCATAGCTTTCTAGATACTTCTGAAAGTGGCGGCGGCGTATTTTCCTCAACTGAATGCCAAGAAAATTAAGCACCGCTTCGATCTCTTGTAGCTGATTAAAGCGGTGCTCGGTATTACCGGGAAGCTGTTTGATGTTGGTCTCAACTAATCCGCTGATGTGACATTCGCGTTTAGCTGACTCTAGCTCATTTTCATAATGAGCAACAAAGTCAGGAATGTTGGCAAGACTCGCTACTACGCGATTATACCACATTCTTATTCCTCGTATTCGTCGCTGTCGTGATCGTCAAATTCTTCTTCGTCATCGTCGGCATCGTCAACATGATGCTGTAATGCTCGCTTGACATCACTGTCGCTTTTGAATGCTTGACGAATATCGGTGATATCATAGTCGTTGTCGATCAACATGTTGACAACAATATCAGCTGCTTCGTCTCTGTCAACCACGCTGATATAACGCTTGAGCTCTTGCCAAAGATCGTGTGTTAGTTCTACTGACATCTAATGTTATTCCTCTTCAGATTCTATTTCTGGTGTACTTACCTTTTTAATCTGATTTTCAAAATCAGCCATGACCTTGTCCAGGCATCCGTCTGTGTTTGCTTCCCAGGCCTTGCGGAACTTCTTGATGATTTCGCCATCGCCTGTGGTAAACACCAAGCTATTGCCCTCTTTCTTGAGCATGTTTTTCTTTTCAATCAAGTCAGTAAGACCCGAGTAAGGACTCATCCCCGACTCGTACGGGATCTTGACCTGCACACCTTCAAACGGCTTGGCATAACGAGTTTTCATTACCTTGCAAGCAGCTCGAATGCCCATGACGTCAGTGATCTTGTTGCCATCCTCGTCCTCTTTGAGCTTGAGCTTTTTCATAGCAACCACAATGCTGCTTGCGTACACGAAACCTTGACCGCCGCTGATTTTGTCGTCGGGGTCAAACATGTCTTGACTGGCATAAGTGTGGTTAGTGCACACCAGCCCTACATTGTAGCTGCCAAACATGTTGACACAGTTACGGACAAGACTTGTAAGTGCTTTAGGCTTGCGGCCCATGTCGCCCTTCATGTCGCCTGCGTCGAACTGGTTCACATCAGTTGGGGTCAACAACATGCCCAGGCTATCAATCACAAACAGAACCTTGGGGCGCTCGCCGTCGGGCAATGCCTTGTAATCGCCCATGAAGGTGCTAATGGTCTTAGCAACGTCATCAATCATGGCCATTGACAGCTTGAGCAATTTGCTGTCGCTAGTGTCAACTCCGAGATCATGCAGCCACTTTTCATCTAGCGCATTTTCACTATCAATCAGCACCACATAGATGCCCTGTTCCTGTGCGTTCTTAATAATGTTGCCGCTGCAGATGTAACTTTTTCCTGCACCAGACTCGCCTGCAAACACAGTAACCTTGCCCAATGGGACGCCTCTGTTAAAGTCTCCAGAGATTAGATAGTTTAGGGCGTAGTTGCCAGTTGAGATCCAATCAGTGGGATCATTGAAACCGATGCTCAAGCCATCGATACTTTTGGTGATTTCCTTGCGGAACTTGCTTACGTCAAACGGTTTTCCCATGTTTATTTCCTTGTGTAAAAATTATGTTTATGATGTGCAATGCTGTGCTAACAAAGTTTTATTAAAATTATCAATCCCTGACAAATTTTGGGTTGTACCCAAATACAGTAATGCACTCATCTTGTATATGGTTAGGTAATTTATAAAAGTCTTCTTCACAGCAGCAGTCCGGCCACGAGTTATCTCTAACTTGTTCATAAAATGTAATCCATTTAGTTTGATTATTCATGGAATTACTTTTTATCGTATGCTCGATACTTAAGAATGAATTGTCCTCGTCGATATCTATCAGTTTGTTTACTTTTTCTGGATGAGCTGTTATTAAGTAATTCATGTACATCTCATACTCAGACATAAAAAATTTTGGCATCGGATGCAACGATGTCGGATCATCAAATAATATTTGTTGATATGCTGTTAGTTGATCTACTCCGTGCATGTTTTCAATTTGAGTTCGTATTTCTTTTAATATATCTGTTGAAAACACTGTTGCTTCAACGATAAAATTTTTTGTCAGATCAATATCGAGACCTAACAGTTGCTTAACAAACTCTGCAACACTACTAAGCTGTTTCCATCTTTGAGGAGTGTAAAATACTGTATGTCGATTGTTGTTAAACCAACGAGTTGGTTTTTGAAACCTTACTTCTGCATCAATGATTAGTATATTTCCAGATACAATTTGATCCAGATTTAATTTAAATAGTTGTTGTTTAATCCAATTATGATTGTACAAGTTTCGATATTTTAAATCTGGATCAATCAAGGACCAGAAATCTCTATCCTTAACTAAGTTATACCCATCGATATGGATTTCTGTGTTCGAAACAATGTTATAAGATGCAACTGGATCTAATACATATTGATCAATCGAACTGATACAATCGTTAACAATATCTTTGTATTCGGCACAACAGAATACAAAAACATGTAAATCATTGTTTTTATATCCCGATGTGGCTAACATTCACAGTTACTGTTTTTGACGGTTACGTATTGCAGCAAGAACTCGAGCATGTGCTATTTCGTTTCCTTGAGACGATAAATGATTGAGTAGTCCGGGATGCTGGTCTCGTATATCACAAAAGTCCATGCAATCTATAGTTTTCTCAATTTTAAAATCAAATCGATAGTTATCAATTACAATCTTCTTTGCGTCAACAACAGAGTCTTCTACTGTTTTACGCAATAGCTTGTAGATTGTTTCGTGGTATTCAATATCAAAGTGATGCTTGAAATATGCATTTGCTGATTGAATTCCTGGAGTTAACCAGTTCCTTACTCGGCTGGCATGAAAAGCAACATCTTCACTAATCAGATCAGATTGATCATGTAGTGGATCGCCGCAGTGAATTGGATGCTCACGTGTAACAACTCGGTACGGGCTAGTATGAGCGATTAAGACCAAATCAAATTGACAGGTATCAACAGATAAAACTTGTCGATAGATCTTATATTCGCTTACACCAGCCTGTGCTAAGTTAGTAATATCAAAATCTTTTGCAAGCAGATTTGGCCAGCCAACACTATTTTTATGCTTAACTGACCAATCTGCTGCAAAACTATCACCAACTACTAATATCTTCATTAGGTATTATTTTTGCCGTGCTCGGATCATTGCAAGAATGTCTTGAGCACTTTGCCCACCTGCTGCTGGCGCAGGCTTAGAGACAGGCGCAGAGAACGACTGTTCAGCCGCAGCTACATCATCTTCCCAGGGAGAAGGATCAGCTGCAGGGGCAGGTCGGCTTGCCGGTGCTGCGGACTCAGTTGCAGCAGCCGGTTGTGCAGAACCTTGAGGAGCATTCATGCCAGCTGGACGGAAGTACTGTCCCCAACGAGCAAGATCGTATGGCTTACCATCGACGCTTGCTTCGAACATTTCCTTCATGACCTTGAGATCAACATCACTGGGCTTCTTGGGCAAGAACTCAGACAGGTCGAACAAGCCATGCTTCTCGATTGCGTCCATCTCTGCTTGCGTAAGTGCAGACTCTTTACGTGCCCACTTGCTAGTGCTGTAGTCAGCATAGCCGCCCTTGCCAGTCTTGGCAATGCGGTAGTCCAGACCGCGCATAGTGTCAGTGGGCAATTCTTCCAGTTCAGGATCCATCAGTGCGGATTTGATACCAGTAAAGATTTGTGGTCCGATAATGAAACGGCGAATCGGATTCTCGGGAGTCTTGTCATCAAAGATGGGATTTTCACGAACAAAGCCCTGGAACAAGTAACTACGCTTCTTCCAATACTTACGACCCATGTCCTCGAGACTCTTGTCCTTGAACCAAGTACGGACTTCGGCCAGAATTGGACACGAGTCACCATACATTTCAACGCAAGGGACTTGGACCATAACCTGCTTATTGTCCGTTTCACCTTTGACGCCGTTAAAGGGCAGTTTGATCATTGCACGTTCAACCCAGAAGAATGTGTTCTTGGGATTACCATCAGCGAGGAATCGAACGTTTGCCGATTGTCCCTCATCCATGTTCCAGTGTGCGTAAATTGCGTTGTCACCGCCTCCTTGGGATTGACCGCCTTTGTTTTGTTCAGCGGATTGAAGACGTGCGCGGATATCAGCTAGAGATGCCATAATATTTTCCTTTCATGTGCCTATATTAGCTTTAAGTTGCCTAGTAAATGCCTAAGTGCATGTACTGAGTACAGTATATGCGATTTTATTTAGTATTACAAGACTGAAAGGAACTTTTATTGCTCTAAATCTTAGTGTTTGAGCAACTCCATCAAGCGGGTGAATTCTGAATTAACTTCTCTGCTTTCGCTGCTCATATTGCTGGGTTGGGTCATCATGACCCCGTCAGTATCCAGGTCTTCTCCCATAGCGTCCTCGGGCGGAGTGTCAGCTGCCTTGGGATCAATTGGTTGGTCAGGATTCTGCTCATCGCCACCAGGTACATCAACACCCAGTTCAGCCAAACGGTTCATGACTTCCGGATTTTCCCAAGCATTGGCGTTGGGATTTTGGGCAGCAATATCAGATAGAATGTCAAACAACTCATCATCACCAACAAGATTGTACAGTTGTTCTGTTGCATTGGTTGCGTCAGGGCCAACAATCAGCGGCTCGCTCATCAGTTTTTTAAGCTGCTGCTGGGTGTCTGGAGCATCGGGCAAGGCCCAGGTTCCTTCAGTGATGCCAGCGGCCCAGCTTTCGAACTCGTCTGCTTCTCGCATTGCAGGCTCGGCAGGTTTTTGTAGGCGTGCTAGAATCGGTAGTGCTTCTTCGATACGCTGATCCACAGACTGTTCAATAAACATGTTACGGATTGATTCGACCGCCAGTTCACGATCAGAAATAGCAGCAGGGTCAAAGCTGTCCCTAGATTCGTAGTAGCCGCGCTGGCTGATCATTTGCTTGGCCTTGTTCTTGAGTGCACCATAATGCCGTATTGCTGTCTCGACCAACTCAGCAGCAGGGCCATCAAACTCGCGTCCGCGAGCAGCACGTATAAATCTACCCAGTGTAGCAAGCTCAGTTACCAGGCTATTGATGTGCTGACCAAAAGCGTCATGCGGATTGCCGCCTTCGGCACAGTGGCGTGCCATGGCCTTGCCAGCAGACAAGTTGCGGTGAGGTAATCTGTATCGGCTTCCGTCTTCAGTTTCAACATACAGGCTGTCGATATTGTGATGACGTGCGTCAGTTTCGCCCAAGGGCCGGCTGTGCTTGATAACCAATCTAGTTTGTTTAGGTTGGTCACTGTAGCTAAACGAACGATTGCCGTAGTAGCCCTCAAACAGGCCTTCCTTGATTGCAGCCATGCCTTGCATGGTGTACTTTAATCGATTGATGTTTTGGATACTAAAGCCAGAAAAGTTGTTACGTATAGCAAACGGTTTCAGTTGTTGAATAAAATCAAACCACTGCTTCTTGTCATCACCTTCCATGGTCTTGCCGATATTGTCAGAGGCAAACATCTGAAGATCGTTCTCTGGGCCAATAAGAATTACCACGGTACCGTAATTCTTATTGGGAGTTTTGAAATCAAAGCTGAACATCTTTGCATTTTCAATGTCGCCAGTAGACTTGCCCGCAGCATCTAGTGCCTCGGGCTCAAAGTCGTGCGTTATCAGCAAATCATAAAGTGTTTGTGAAGAAGAATTTTGCATAATAATATTTATGCCATACTATGCTTGTTAGAACGTAGCAATGAACGGCAACGGTTCGATAGAAACATCCTGGTGATCCCGCATTTGCTCGTCAAGATTTTGGTGGTAACTTTGCAGCACCTGCAACATGCGTACCGCTAGTATGGTGGACATTACAAGATCGTCGGTTTCCCCTATCTTGGCCTGATAACTAGTGCCCACAGCAACAAAGTTCTTGAGCTCGGATATAAGAGACGGGCTGTTGATCTTCATTCTATCAGTCTCGACTAGATTCTTTAACTTAGCACAAGCAGCAAGCTTGGGCTTGTGTGTGGTGTTAAAGCCCTTGCGTGTTCTCCGGGATACGCTTTGTTGAGGATCACTTAGGAAGTAGCCCTTGATGTTTTCTTCTCCGTACTCAGCAA